CATGTGGTCTTTCCGTACAATGATTAACGTTAATGTATTCCGCATATGGAGCAATGTATCCTAAGAAGTAATACGGAATTTCTGTCAAATTCATTTTAATCAATGTGTATGGTCTAAAGTCAACTTCTCTACCAACTAATCGATTTATCTCAAATGCATAATGATCAAAGTCATTCGGTAAATCAATTACTCCACATTCTAGCTTAAGTGTACTATTATCGTATCTACCATACTTCATTAAGTCTAAGATATTTACTTTATCTTCATCAAAGCTAAGATAAAAGATGATATTAATATTCTCTAAGTGGGAATCAAAGTAATTACAATACAAGAGTATTACGTTAATTCCACTCTTAACAACTTCAATCTTTTCCTCTTTGATTTCTTCACGAGTAAAGTAAGTTCTAATTCTATCGATCAACTTCATTATCCATTCTCCATCTATCTAAATGATATCTAAAGTTAGTCTCGAATTCTAATCTAACTTCATTAAAGATTTCTTCTTGTGTACGGAATTCTTTATCAGTCTTATCTAATCGAATTTCCTTTACACAATAACTCTTATTAATGAATAAGTGTTTAAATAGTTCATTCACCAATTCTAAATAAGTAAACTCACCTTCATTAATATCATTATCGGAATTTCTTTCTTGTATCAATTCCTTAGTTGTCTTTTTATCATGAATCATCTTAAGCATAATATTAGTATCTGGTAATTCCATTTCATCATATACAATATGCTCATAATCTCTGATAAATTCTTTTAGTCTATGAGATTCTAAATAATATCTTAGATTCTCTACAGATAAATCACTACGTAATTCTTGTAATGCTCTGATACCTTGATAGTAGATATTTGAATATAACCATCTATCCATTACGATAATATATCCATTATCATAATACTCTTTGATTTTATTATACCAACTATCATAAAAGTCTAATGCATATAAAGTACTAATCTTCTCTGGAGATAATTGTTTCATATGTCTAGTATTCTTGAAGTAGTTTCTTAATAGATAACTACTATCTGATTCATAATTAGGAAAACTAAATAGCTTAGCTTTGTATCCTAATTCATTCTGAATATAGTCTACTAATTGTTTAGCATTAGTTTCCTTAAAACTACAATCAGTTCCTTCAAAAGTTACCATATACTTAAATGGTATTTCTCTTAGTTCATCAATTGTCTTTGTCATTGTTTACTCCTTTACTTATAAATATTTCTTATTAGAATATTGATAGCTTTTTAATATATCATTACTATCAAGATAATAATATATAAACTAACTTGTTTTTCATATATACTACAGTTGCGTCATTAAAAAGGAGAGGGGAGTTAAGAGGGGAGAACGTAGTTCTCCCATCTTATCCCGCGAAGCGGTATAGAATACAACAGAGTACAGTTGAGTATAGTTGCGTCCTAAAAAACTTTGTTGCCATGCCCGTAAGGGCAAATGGCAACTGTAGTCAAATGTCTTTTCTATACAGATGAATTCTATTGAAGTATCTAATAAACTAACTTGTTATAGATAAACTATTACTTACTTTCAATAGAATAATTGATATCAATATTTACTGATACTTTTACAGATAAACTTATACTGATATCTAATATACTAATTAGTATATCAACAAGTTTATTCAATAGAATAATTTTATATAGATAAACTTTTTATTTACTTCTAATTTACTAATACTCTATTGATATACTATTAGTTAATACAGATAAAATTAATATATCAGTATACTACTGAATAGTATACTGATATTATTTAATCATTTCTAGTATATCGATAAAGTTGAATATATCTATTCAACACATCTTTCTCACGTTTCAGATAGTATAAACTTTTTTATTTATACGACACCCATTTCATCCGTTCCCGTCCGCACTCCACTTCTTCATGGGTGTCGTATAAACTTCGTTTATACTGCCCCCCCTCCCCCCCCACAAGGAGCCAAAACAGACGAAAAAAAGAGCGGCATTCCTGCCTTCTCGTCTGTTCTAGTCAACTGTGAGGAACCGCAGGGGCTTACGTTAAGCACACCTGTTAGGGTGTACCACTGCATGGAGTCGTTTTCCATGCATCCGTACCTGCAAGTTTATGGCGGGAGTTTCGCCAATTAGCCACGGGTTTTCGATCATGTAGGGTTTGTCATACCTACTCCATCTCTTACATTTTTTATTACTTCGTTGTTTGTTGTGTATTTTTTTACAAAACACAAGAAATCCCCTTAGGATTACTATGATCCTAAGGGGAATTTGTTTATTTAGAAGCTAAATATTGTAATTGATTGATTGTATTACCGGAAACGTTCTTAGTTACTTTATTAACTTGACCTTGGATATTTTGAGATACCATGTTAATCTTTTCATTAAGTTTGTTACCTAATGTAGCCATTGCACCTTGTAGACCGTTTTGAACGGTTGTTACTTGTTGTGCAGTCTGAGCTTGATTAGCTTGTAAAGTACCAATACCTGCAGTATTACCAGTAATCTTAGTCAATTCAGTATAGATTGCTCTTAATAAAATAATATCTTCAGATTCTCCACCACCAGCAGATTGGATAGCTGCATCAATAGCACCTCTACCAAATTTTGCTTGTTGTGTTTGATTAGATCTATTATTAGATGCTTCCATTTTTTCGATAGCTAATTGTGTTTGTTTAGGAACACCTTTAGCTCTACCGAAGAATTTACCAGTACCTAAATTATCTAATGTAGAATCATTTTTAATTTCTGCTTCAGATCGTGTAGCTTGTCCAGTTGGTACACTAGATTTACCATCACCACCTGTAGCAATATAACCATTGATATTTTCAGCACCGAAGTCATTAGCAATATCGCCTTTAACGATTTGGTTTTTACTAGAGGAGTTACCCCAATATCCACCTTTACCATCAGCGATAACTACATGATCGGCTTCTGCATCACCTTTAAGTGTATTAAGAAGAACTACGTCACCTTCAGTACCACCTTGAGATGCAGTTTTGAATGCATATGGTAAACCTTGTTGTTGAGCATTAGTCTCAGCATTAGGCACATACATATCAATTTGTTTAACACCGGCTTGTTGGAGGTATTTGTTAACGAATGTAGTACATCCATTATTACCATAACCTTGCTGACCAACCATAGAGTCAGCCCAATTAGATGCAGCTTTAGTGTTACCGCCTCCGATAGCACCACCAACACCACCAGATGCACTAGATCCTCCGATATTGCCTCCTAAATCTATACCTAGCATTGCTCCTAAGTTAGATTTCATGGAATTATACATATCGAAGAGTGGAGATAATAAACCAGGTCTCTTTGCAGGACCAGAAGCACCAGCTTTACCACCAGCAATACTAGTTACTTTACCGGTACCTTTAGATTGTAAGATTTCTCTTGCAGCCTGTTTACGTCCAGCCAAATTAGCATCTGGCATATAAGGGCGTTCATATTTTGTACAGAAGATTTCAGTAGCTTTATCTATATCATTAGTCTCAGCAAAGAATTCAGCAGCAGCTGCAGATTCAGAACCTTGTAATTCATACTTGATAAATTGTAATTGGATATCCAAATCAGAAGGATCTTTACCAGCTCTTTGAGCATATTCAGCTAGGCTACTTTTACGGTCATCCCATTGACAGAGACCGAAGCCGCCACCGCCACCATATTCACTAATAGCTGGATCAAATCCAGATTCAATAGCCATATTACCCATGATCGCTGCAGTATGAATATCACCAAATCCTAATCCTTGGAGTTTATTCCAAATGATAGGTACATTGCCTTCAATACCACGACCAAATCTAATACCTTGAGCAAATTTACCACGACCAAATCTTCCTCTACCGAAAGCATTTGCTGTAGTAGTATTACGTAATACATCTCGGATATTATATTGCATATTATCACGATTAGACTCAGGATCTTGGATAGTAACTTTACCAGTACGAGCATCATAACCAGTGGCAGTTACATAGTGAGGGTAAGATCCGAATGGATGAGCACTAGATGTACCAGATTTAGATTCACCTTGAAGTACAACTGGATTACCAGATTTCAAAGCATTGATTGTACCACTAGCATCAGTAGAATAAGATGTAGCACCATGGCTTGCAGCATAGCCTTCAAAGAAGGATGGAGCTACCCCAGTATCAGTACCCTTATACCCCCCAGAAATAGCGAAATTAGAAGCTTCGGCTGGATTAATCGTACCTGCACCAAGGGCTTTGAGAGCATTAGCACCGGCAACTGGACCACAACCAGAATCTCCAATAGTTTGATTTATACTATCTCCAGATGTATTAAAGTTAATACTTGCATATCTAGGATCAGTTTGTTTAAAGTATTTACCTGTACCTAAAACTTGAGCTTGTAAGTCACCAGCTTGAGATGCAAGTCCACCTATTAAACCACTAGTTCCTTGGGAGAGCTTATTCATGTTATTTTGCATACCACTTAATAAGCCACCACCATTAGCAATACCTCTACCAATGTCTACAGGACCATTCTTACCAGTGCCTTGAGCATTAGGCATAGGACCAGCTTGTGAAGCTACCTGTTGAGCATTTGGTTTATATGTAGGTTGTTTTCCACTATCTCCACTAAATGCAGTCTTGATATCATCTATGAAGCCTTTATCTTTATCATATACTTGATCATTATATTCTTCAATAGTATCGATTTTCTTTTCAGCAGTTTGATTATATTGGTTTAATGCAGCCAATGCACGTTGTTGCATAGGAGCAACTGTATCAGTTAAATCCCAAATATAAGCTAATACTTTAAAGAATAATTGAGGTCCGATTACACCGAATAATAATGAATCGACAGCAGATGCTAAACCAGCTACCCATTTGATATCTTCATTTGGAGGTTGTTCATCAGCAAGACAATCTGCAACGTTATACCAACGGCTAATACCAGTTGTAACAGATGCGGCTAAGTCTAATGCAGTAATAATAGCAATTACGATACCACCGATACCAGCAGTCATTACTGTAGCACCTAAGTAAGTACCAGCTTTAGCTACTAACTTACCGAATTTAGCAGAAGCTTTAATACCATCCAAAATCATTTCAGCTAATTTAGGAGCAAATTGTGCACCCTTCTCAGCTAATTTAGGAATATAAGTAGAAACCTTCTCTAAACCTTTAGTTAAGATATCTTTTAAGAAGTCTACAACTTTATCTGTAGCTTTAGATGCAACTTCACCAACTTTACTGATACCTGATTTAACTAAATCAGTCATTTTGGAGATTACACCACTGTTAGCAATAGATGCTTTAGCAGTTCCATCTAATAAAGAAGAACCAACTACACCAGCTCTATCTCTGATAGCCCAACCTATTCTAGATAAACCATTCTTAGTAGCACCAAAAGCTTTATCCATCATAGAAGAAGATAGTTTACCTAATCTACTAGCTTTAACAGCATCTTCAGAAGTCTTAGCAATCTTACCAAGATCCTTACCGAATTTAGTAGATTTATAAATACCAGCACCTAATTTAAGTGCAGTACCTATACCTTTACCACGACGTAAGGCTGTAGTGAAACCGCCAATTCCTCGTGCAAATTTATAAGCTTTACCACCACCAAGTGCTGCAGCTTTACCTACACCAGCAATAGCTTTACCAGCTTTATAAGTCTTATATCCAACATACCCAGCTGCACCTGTTGCAACTGCCATAGATGTAGGATCACCACTAGTAAACATATCCCAGAGCATACCAGCCCCAGCTTTCATACCATCTAGAATCATTGGAAGTACTGCATCTTTTAAGAAACCGCCAACTGCTGGTAGAATTGTATGAGTTAAGATTTTACCTAATTCAGGAAGCATTGGTCCAATGAAGGATAATAATAAACCACCGCCAAGGATAGTTCCTAATCCACCAAATAAACCACCTTTACCCATTACACTATCTACGATATCATGTAAGAAACCTTGAGATTTTTCCTTAACATTCTTGGCACCTTCTTTAGCAGAATCACCAAATCCTTTAAGTTTACCAAGAGCTTTAGAGAAGATAGAACCTTGACGTTCAGCATTCTTTTCGTCTTTAGCATCTTCTTCTTTTTTCTTATCATGAGCAGATTCAGTATCAGCTCTATTTCTAGAACCGTCTGTGGATACATATGTCTCATTACCGTTTTCATCTACGGAACGTTGACTAGTATAACCTGTATTAGCAATAGCTGTAGCTTGACTAGCAGAAGCTGTTTTAGGAATAGCAACACCAGCCATAGCAGTAGCTGCAGAGGATTTACCTTTATTGAGACTCTTAGCAAATGCTACTTTAGTATTAGCATTGCCATTATCAAACATATATCGATTATTCCATGCCCATTCTGCATCACTGACAGAAACGGATGGATCCATACCATAACCAACAAGAGTTGCTAAGAACTCAAGTTTATCTTCTGGCATCTTAATATATTTAGAAATAGAATCTGTAAATTCAAATTTCTTATCGCCACGACTCATGTATGTAGCGATTTTGATAAGGCTCATAAATGCAGAGTCAGTAAGTTTCTCACGTGCTAAAGCAGATGGATCGCCAATAGACTTAATAGCCATAGGACCCATTACTAATGCTAATTGGGAATAACGTTCAATAGTCTTAGTATCAAGTTTAGCTAATTGATCGAGATTAATTTCCATATCTTGAGGTAAAGCTTTAAGAGCAGCAAGTCTACTTTTATTACCCTTACCAGTAAAGGAGGAAGCACTCATTACACTACCAGATACTTTAAGATGGCTAAAGTTATTATCAATAACTTTTTGGTTATTAAGATAGCTTTTCTTAAGAGCATTGTTTTTAGCTTTAGTAAGATCAGCTTGTCTATTACCATCAAAGTGTTGATCATCATTACCGCCATGATCGTTTTTGATTAAGTTATCTCGGATTTCTTCAAGAATGGAGTTAGTAGATTGCATACCTTCAGCTACATTCTTAGCTTCTTCGGATGTAAACTTTTCACCATTTTTACCAATCAAACGTTCTGCAGTTTCTGCACGATCACGTTCAGCACTAACTTGATCTAAAGCAATACCAAGAGATTTTCTATCAGTCGGATCAATATTAAGAGATTTAAGATGAGCTTTAGCATTTTCAATCTCTTTATTAGAATACTTCTTCTTACCAATAGCAACTTGGATTCTAGGCATTTCTTTAGTAAAGATACTAATAACTTTAGTACGATCAGACTCAGGGATATCTAATCCATTGATTAGACTCATAGCCCCACGTTCATCACCATCATAAGCATATCTTGCAAGTTGTTTAATAACACTAGCAGGTAAATATTTCTTAAGACCATCTTCCAAACGTTTAACAGCTTTACGTTCTTCACCACCGCCAATTTTAAATTGACTCTTCATAACGCTTAAGCTACTTTCAAGTTTAGTTAAGTCTTCTGCAGAAGCACCGGCTAAATATTGGTCTCTAGTTTTATTACTATAATCTTCAGAGCCCATGATATTAAGACGTTCTTGAGCACTAAGATGATCTGCTTGACCCTTACGGATCATTTTAGCATTACCCCAGTTATTGAATTTACGTAAACCAGAACCGATACCTCTTATAGGAGCACCGACTACAAATTTAGTTAAATCTCCAATACCGCTGAAGCTACGACCCAATACTCTACCTACAGGACGCAATACCATATCTGATAATTGCTTACCAATAAGCATACTGAATGGACCACCAAAAGCTTTTTCTAGAATATTAAACATACCATATTTAAGGCTACGTCCCATATTCTTAAAAGATTGGGCAATCATCTTACCAGTACCTTTTAGAGGACTGAATAAGTTATAATCCATAAACTTATAGAAGTCTTGATATAAAGTTGTACCAAAGCGACGTAATGGATTTACTACATGGTCTTTTAGAGCACCTACTAGACCACCTTCACGTTCACCTTTTTCATTCTTCTTACCAAGAACCATATCATGGAATTTACTAGAAGTACCAATAAGACCTAAACCAGCGCCAAGACCAAAGTTCATTAATAAACCCATTCCTGTAGGATCTAGTAAAGCAGCAGCTCCACCAAAACCAGCAATCTTAGGCATATTCTTTTTAACGTAGTCTTGTACTTTCTTAGGAATGATACCATCTTTACGACCTATCTCTTTACCATCTTTATCATAATAAGTTTTACCGAAGATTCTTTCGTTAACTTTCTTATTATTCTTAGCAAGAGAATAAGCACCGCCAATAGCAATAGCACCAACTGGACCGAATCCAAGCATTAAGCTAGGAATAATACCAGCAGCTGCACCTTTACCAAGGTCAGGCATATACTTCTTAAATAAAGCTTGTTGTTTACGACTAATTAGACCACCTTCACGAGACCCATCAGCCATTTCTTTACCAAATAAGAAGTTCTTAGCAGTATCACTTTCACGGATAATATTAGCAGCAGCACCGATAGCAGCACCAGCTAATAATCCCCCAGGACCGAATATTGCAGTTGCACCTAAAGCACCAGCACCAGCTGCTACACCAGTACGACCAGCAAATTTAGCACTATTACCTCTAAGTTTAGCTATATCACTAGTAAGAGCTTTACCTACTTCTGGATCTATAGTCTTAGCATAATCTTGTACTTTATCTAAACCTGTATTCCAAGCAGTTGATACAAAAGCATTAGCAGTTTGACCTAAAGCACTACCATCAGTTGATTCAACTTTACCAGCCATTCTACCAACAGCAAATTCTAAAGCACTACCTACAACTTCACGTATAGTATTACCTTGAACCATTCCGTTAGGAAGTTTATCCTTAACAGTTTGAAGGAAGTTCTTACCTTGAAGTTGGTTACCACCTTCAGCATGAGATAAGATTTTATTTCTTAATCTTAACTCATCTTGTTTATCTTTTCTACTATTAGCTTTATCTAAGTCTGGATTGAATGGATTCAATTCAGACGGAATAATTAATTCTCCTTTAGATACAGTAGTTAAAGCAGTCTCTGGTACAGATAGAGAACCAAAAGCATATCCATTAGAGAATACACCTCTAGCTAGACGTTCTAATGCAGTTCCATCAGAAGATTTAGCACCTTTAGGCATTTTAACCTTTTGAGGTTTAAAGCCATACATGATTTGCTTAGCAGCAGCTTCTAAACCAGTATTGAAAGAAGATGGTGCAGCCACTATAGGTTTAGGACCACTAATCATTTCGGATACTTTATTAGTCGCACCAAGAATACTATCCTTAGCAGCACCTTTAGCATCATTGAACCAATCTAAACCAAAGCTTTTAGCAAAGTCTTTTACTTTACCCCAGCCTTTCTTTACGATAGGTTCCCATAACTTCTTATCTAACCAATCTCTGACTTTAGTGAAAGTTGTCTTTAATTCAAAAGCCATCTTATCATAGAATCCACGGATTTGATTGCCATCCTCATCTTTTTCACCAGTTTCATGATCAAAGAAGAATTCATATAAACTATCATCTACTTTAGTAATAACTTCAGCAGCAAATAGTCTAGGATTTCTAAGAATAGTAGACCAGCTACTTAATGCAGCTTTACCTTTACCTTTAAGACCTTTAGCACCGGTAACGTCATCAAACTTACCTTTATCTTTAGAGAAGACATTGCCAAGTTTATTTACGTCTAAGTCATCAATAGTCTTACCTTGATCATCCGGATTAACAGGAGTAGCTTTATACTTATTACGATCAGAATGGGCTAAAGCTTCCTCTGTAGTAACAGCACGGTTTTCCTTTAATACACTATATTTAATATAATCAGTATCAATATAGTCAGGAATAGCCATACTATTAAGTCTATTCTTAACACCTAAGTTTTTACCTTTACGTAATCCACTAGTACGAATTAAGTAAAGTTCAGAAAGCATAGCTTTGAAGATAGATTGTTGTTCATCCATCTTCTTAGACATTAAATCATTATTTTCAGCAATAAGGTTTCTAGTAGCCCCTTTGTTTTTGCTACGATTAGAAAGCATAGCCTCGGAAGACCAACCAGCTTTTTCTTCACTATCGTAAAAATTAGCTTTAGAGCGGTGACCATCTGCATATTCAGAAGCTAAAGTTTTACGTTCTTTATGTGTCTTAGATCCTTTAGCGTTACTAATAGCTCTTAGGATTTTACCGTATTGATCATCACCGTAACGTTCCATTACAGCATCCCATGATCCACGGCTTTCCCATAAAATATCTTCCACATCAGGAATCATTTCAGTTAGACGTTTTAACTCATTAGCAGAAAGACCTTTAGTTTTTGCTAATTGTTTTAAGTCTGACTGTAAAGCATTTCTAATACCAAAACCAGCTCTGTCTTTATAGGATTGATCTCTCTTCTTCTTTTCTCTTTCGAGAATCTTCATAGACGAGAATTTGCCTTTATTGAAATCATATACACGTTCTTCACCACCCAAGAGTGATTCGATACGTGCTAAGTAAGCTGGGATAACTTCTACGATAGACTTACGGGTCATACCATCGAAAGGTACTTGACCTTTAACGTATTTGCTAGTATCGATCTTATCTTTATTAGCAACTCTTACGCTAAAGATATTAGCTAAAATACCACCAACACCCTCTTTATCTTTAGAGCGTAACAGATCGGCATTGATTTGATTAAATAAACCAGTTAGAGTTTTATTGAATCCGCCAATAGCTTTTTCTAATGGTTTACCCATAGCCTGTTGAACAAGATATGCCGGAATAAACTGCATTGGATTAGCAGCCATACCCATAAGCATTTCTTTACTAATCATACCAAGACCTAAATTCTCAGCTTGGTCAACGAACCCTTTCTTGATGTGCTTACCATAAGCCCCCCAGTCCATTATACCGCCAGAGAGAATATCAGTGATATCTTGTTTAAGACCTTTATCTTGACGTTTCTTCTCTGCTTCTCTTACAGTATTCCAATCTTTGAAACGTTCACGTTCCATATCAAGGAGCTCTTTCAAGATAGCATTGTTTTCACGTTGATATTTAGTTGACTCCTCAAAGTACTTGGTTGAGTTTTCAATATGCGTCTGCATGTTTGTAGTCATGAAGTTTTGCATATTGCCCATTGTAGTACCAAGACCCATGATGGAGTTATTTAAATTACCAAATAAACGTTCTTGCTGAGCAAACATAAACGATGCAGTTTGTTTAGTTACATCGGCATTATATTTAGCTGCAGTCATGATAGATCCAGAGATCTGATCTGCACTAGCACGAGATGCATCATGGACAGTTTTAGCTATAGCCTTATCACCAGTGGTAATATCCAGACTACTATCACTATCATCTCCACTTACATCTTCATCAAAGTTCCAATCAAAATCGTCGTCACTATCACCACCAAACATGATTTTATCTGCTCTATCTTGATTCCAGAGTTTACCAGATTTTAAATCTTCTTTGGCACTTTTGAGAGCTAGATTAGACGCTTCATATGCAGTACTTTTCATTAAATATTCTTGAGCTTTTTTAAAAGTCTGTCTATAGTTAACGATAGCACTTACAGTTTCTTTAGTAGCGGTACTAGCTTGATCGAACGTTTTATATGTAGTATCATAATTTGTCTTAAATCCCTCAGCAGCAGCATATTGTACTGACTTACCAAGGTTCTTAAGATAGTTTGTGATCTTGAGTCCCAATATAAGGTCCTCCTTTCTTTTAAGATTATCCTAATGTTCAAAATGACAACATATACCGCCCAAGGATCATTTAAGACCCTTGGGCAAATATATGTATTGGATTGTGAGGAAAATTGTAATGAAACACACTGTGTACTTTAGCAACACGTACACTACCTATATGTTTGACAATACAATACCCCTAAGAACTATGAAAGCTCTTAGGGAATATTGTATCAGTTTGGATTGAATATAAAGATAGGATGCATGTAGTTGGAAAGCTAGAATATCATTCATCCTACAATTATATGTAACCCACATATTAGAAAGCTAATATGTCTAAAGCATCTCATTATAATGTAGTGATAATAGTAAAATACCCCTAAGGTAGTTGAACCACCTTAGGGAATATCTTACTTGTGAGATTGAAATATGACCTATATAGTGAGATATATAGAAATTTATTTCTTAATCCATGCTGGGCAAGGACTAGAAACCTTAATAGAATCGTATGGACTAACCTTAACTTCAGCTTTTTCATAGATAGGTTTGCCAGCAGCATCTACACCAACTTGTTTAGGGTAAGAACGTGTAGATTCTTTGATTTCTTTTTTGATCAAAGATACGTTAGATTTTTTTCGTCCACCAAGACCAATTTTGCGGTTGGTCTGTAAGTATGTATTTAAGAACTCTTTGGATACTGTCAACATACTTTCCGCATCAGATTTTTTAGCTTCATAGCCAGCAACCAAGGAATCAGCTTCTTCTTTGCTGATTTTAGTTGTAGCTACAATAGCGTTAGAGATAACACTACGGAATTCTTTAGCTGGTGCAACTGTACCAACTTTACCAGTTTTGTCATAAACACCTACTTCATAAGAAGTATCGTTTAAGAATGCTTGCATAATACGAACTTCATCTTTATGAGATGCAGATGCATTAGTTAAGTTGTCTTGTACGTCTTTAATCAACGCAAGAACTGTTTTTTCTTTTTCCATGATTCAATCCTCCTAAAAAATAAAATTATGGAACTTCGATTACATTTGTGTTACATGTATTATATTTTAATACGCTAGGGTATTAATAATGAATTAATCGAGCGATTTAGCGTTCTCGATAATAGCTTCTACTAGCTTAATCTTACCTTTAGATTTAATAAAATCATTAAGTTCTTTATGAGTCATCTTAGATAACTCAACTATAAAGTCTTTTTTATCCATTTATATTAATCCTCCGTACTTAAATGTACAGGATAGGGTATATTTCGACAGACGAAACACCCGTAGGCTAGGGGGTAGCCTACGGGTATTATGATTGCATTTGTCTGTTTTTTAGGGATTATTCTTTCGAGAAGAATACAAAATTGCTTGCTCTCTTTAAAGCATGATTCGTAGTTTGGGGTTAGTACGAATTTGACGGTTTGTATATATTACAATACCAAGTTATTAATATGAATAACTCTATAAAAGAACGGTAAGATTGAATCTTCTTATAATATTAATCGCCCCTTATCATGGATCAAGTATATATTGATATCAATTTAAGTATAGACCTAAAAGTGTAAAAGATTTATAGTTTTGCAGTTAGAAATTAATATTCATTATAGTCATTGTCTTAACATTAATTATTCAGCGGTAACAAAACTCTGTGTTTAATAATAATTTGGAGTCTATACATAACAAAGACATCAATAGTTATCTTGAATTATGTTTTTACTTTTTGGCGTGTTTTTATAATAGGTTAACCTTACTACTTAATTGTTATATGAGAATTAAATGAAAAATGAAGTTAAACGATATGATTTTAACAATAGAATAAGTGAAGGAGGTACTACAATGCCTATTAATATAGATAAGGTTAAACCTTTCAGACTACTTAAGACTCCATTCTTTACTCCTTTCAATGTGAAAGATAAACGACATGGTAGTGCTATTTTCTTAATGACTAAGAGCTTAGAGCAATCTAAACAATTGATAGAGCATAAGCTTATTAGCAATCTAAATATGTTTAATTCATACTTCCTTGAATGGAATGCTATGTATTTACTTAAACCTAATAGAATTATAAATGATGACTTAGAAGTTGATGATGTATACAACTCTAAAGCATATGGTAATAATCCTATAATGACAGAATCTCATTTTGAAGATTCTGAAAATCTATTCTTCTTCTCTGAAGCTACCCCTGAGGGAGTATTAGATGTACGATTAAGAAGAATCTTATATCGTGAAAGACTACGTAACTTTAAGGAAGTCAAGCTTAGAGTAAATCGAATCAAAGATGAATGCAAGTATATCAAGTATACTTATCCAACTATCGACAAGTATAAGAATAAGAATATCTATGTCGATAATCATATTTACAATAAGATTTTCTCTATGAGTGAGACTTATAATAGAGATAAAGCTATTGACTTACTATATGCTTTATTTGATCGATTCATTAATAATGCTAATTATAAAAGCTATACAAGAAAGACTGTACTAATTCCAGTAAATGAATGGGCTAGTGATATCCCAACTACATCTTTATTTGAATTCAGTAAATCTATCAATCCATTCTCTATGATAGTTAGACTCTTTAAGAAACCTAAAGAGAACTTAAATAAACTAGCTGGTATCGACTTTATCTTTATTGGTAATAATAGCTGGTTTAAAATGAAGATGGAAGATTTAGATATGAAGAATCTAAATCTATTCAAGACTAATATCTTAAAAATCAGAAATAATGATATCGTAGAAGATAACGTTCCTGAAGATAAAGAAGATATTAAGACTAGACTTATTGGTAAGATTGAAGACTTAACTGGTATTGAAGTTAATAATATCAGTCGTGTTCATAAAGTAGATCCAATATCTCCAGTAGTAGCTGCAGTAAAAGACCAACCTCAATTAGTTATTGCTAAAAGTGCCACAGGCGATTCTCAGGTTGTAGATCCAACTAAGATTGAGAAACCTACAGAAGATAAGATCAATCAATCAGTTGAAGCTATTGTAGACTATACTAAGAATGCTGAAGAAGCAGAGAAAGAAATGGATAACTCTGTAGACTTAAAAGAGTTAATCTTACAAGCCAAGAATGATCAAGATGATACATTTAAAATCTCTGCTACTCGTAAAGCTCGTATGGATGATCTTAATGATAAATTCTTAAAAGAGAAGATTGCTAATTCTACTATTGCTGAGTTAGTTGCAACTGAAGATACTCCATTACAATCTACAGACTTATCTAGTAAAGTTGAGACTATTGATGATGAATGGGCTAACTTAAAGAAACCTAACTTTGAAGCAGACTATAATATCGATGCTGATATTATGAAATGCTTACATTCTTTATCTCAAAATAAAGATGTACCAATGAGTGTGATCGATGTAACAGTAGAAGATAGATCTACATCTGAAGACTCTATCTTAACTTATACAGTTCATTTAGAAGACTCTTTAGGTAAACGTCATACATTACGTTTCGATATGCCTAAGATTATTAATAAACGTTTCTTACGTTTACGTGGCAATGATAAGATTATTCCTGGTCAGTTGATTAACTTACCTATCATTAAGACAGATGAAGATACAGTTCAAGTAGTATCTAACTACAATAAGATCTTTATCACTAGATATGGTCAAGTTGGTAAGATCAATCAATCTACTAATGCTTTAATTAGAGCATTGACTAAGCTTAAAGAAAACAACTATAAGCTTGAAGTAAAAGATGGTGATGCTGTAGCTAGTCCATCTAAGATTGACTTAGGTAATAATGCTAAGATCTCCGCTAAATATGAATTACCTGCAGAGTATGTAGAGTTATCTAAGATCTTTAATAAAGTAACTACTAGTGATGGTAGAGTATATTACTTCAATAGAGATGAACTTATCCATAAACTTGAAGAAAAGAAAGTCAAAGTAGAATCCGATCAAGGATTTATGGTTGTTGGTATTACTAAAGACAATCAAGCTATTACAGTGCCAGAGACTGGTGTATCCTCAGCTTTAATAAACCATTTAGGTATACATGAATATGCTTATACATTTATGAAGCCTGGTGCTAGAATGACTTATTCTCAAGCTAGTATCTTGAATAGTAAGATTCCTCTCATTGTAGTCATGGCATATACTGCTGGATTAACTGGAGCATTAAATGCTGCAGGAATTGAATACGATCTAAGTGAGAAACGCCCTACAAATACTAAAAACTACTTTAGATTCAACGATGGTTTCTTATCATTTAATGATAACTATGCACCTGATGCGGCATTACTAGTTAATGGCTTATCTGTAATCAATACTCAAGAGTATTCTTTGACTGATATTGATACAAAGGCTATGTGGTTAGATGTATTAGATGACTTTGGTGGTCGTAATAGAGCAGATGGTTTAGATTCATTTGCTAACTTAATGATGGACCCTATAACTGTAGAAGTATGTAAGACTTATAAACTTCCTACAGACTATATTGAAGTATTAGCATATGCTAGTAGCTTATTAACTACTAATAAATTCAATCGTCATACTGATATCACTGGTAACCGTTTCCGTACTAATGAACGTTTAGTTCACTTCTTATATAAATCTCTAGCAACTAGCTATGGTATGTATTTACGTGAAATCAAAAACAATCGTAAAGATGCTAAGATGACTATGAAGCAATCTGCAGTTATTGATATGGCATTAGCTGATGTAACTACAAGTGACCTATCTAAGTTATCTCCATTATTGGAATTAGAATCTGCTAATACAGTTACATTCAAAGGTTTATCTGGTATGAACTCTGATAGAAGTTATTCTCTAGATAAACGTACTTATGATAAGACAATGATAAATAAGTTATCTATGTCTACAGGTTTCTCTGCCACTGTAGGTATTAACCGTCAGTCTACTATCAATATGGGTATTGAATCTACTAAAGGTTATATTAAATCTGGTGGTGAACTAGATAGAATGTCTGATGCTAATACATTATCTATTACTGAAGCATTGACCCCATTCGGTACTACAAGAGATGATCCATTCCGTACAGCTATGACATTTATCCAAACATCTAAACATGGTATGAGAACTACAGAGCAAGATCCTTTATTGGTATCTAATGGTGCAGACCAAGCATTACCATATTTAACTTCTGATACATTTGCTCATAAGGCTAAATGGAATGCCGTAGTTGAAGAAATTACTAATGATTATATGATCATTGCTAATAAATCTAACCCGAAAGAGAAAGAATTTATCGATTTACGGGAGAAAGTAGAAAAGAACTCCGATGGTGGTTTCTTTATTACAATCAAATTAGATACATTCAAGAATTATAAGAAAGGCGATTCTATTAAAGCTGGAGATATTGTAGCTTATGATAAATCTAGCTACTCTGATACAGTTGGTATTGGTAACTTAGCTTACAATATTGGTACTTTAACTAAGATTGCTATTATGCATACAGATAAAGGCTTTGAAGATAGTGCTATTATCTCTCAAGATCTATCTAAGAAAATGGCATCTGAAATTGTATTACAAGTTGATGTATTGATGGATGCTAAAGATATTGATATCCAATGTGTAGAAGTTGGTAAGGAACTTCATGAAGGTGAAGTTATTATGTCTTATCGTGCAGCATTAGAAGATCAAGATGCTACTGATATCATCAATAAGATGGTACAAAAGAATGCTGGTAGCGACTCTAAAGAATTAATGGATGAAATCGGTAAGATTAAAGTTAAATCTAAAGTAACCGGTAAACTTCAAGATATTAAAGTATATTCTACTATTCCAACTTCTGAAATGTCTAAATCATTGGCATCATTTGTTAATAAATACAATGGTCCAGTAGATAAGATGAAATCTAAGTTGAGTAAACTTGGTATTGATGGATCTCAATATGGCACTTCTGGGGTATTACCTCCTGTAGGCAAATTAAAACATTGTGAGGGTAAAGTCCTAGTTGAATTCTACATCAAATATCATGATAAGATGTCTGTTGGTGATAAACTAGTATATTTCTCTGCCCTTAAAGGTGTAGTAAAAGAAATCTTCCCTGAAGGTAAAGAACCATACTCTGAATATCGACCAGAAGAAAAAGTACATAGTTTCCTTCCTGTAGGTTCTATCAATGCACGTATGGTATCCTCAGTATTAACTCTTGGATCTATAAATAAAGTATTGATTGAACTAGATAGACATGTTAAGGATATTATGGGTGTTAAATGGGATCCTAATCCATAGGATCCCTTAACACTTTATTAAATACAAATTCTATTTATTTAAAGGAGGATATATCATATGGCTAAAGAGAATAACCCTCAGTCTACTATGATTATTAATAAAAATTACCAACACGTTAGCAACGTACCTACATATATCCGTAGATATCCAGATGACTACTCTCAAGTAGTTGGTGTGTGTCGTAAAGGTCAAGTAGTACATGCTGACTATGTATCTCCTGGATTTATTTATCATCGTGATGGTAGTAAACCAACATTGACTGATAATATCTGGATTAAATTTGAACGTGGTTATGTACGTCGTGTATCTATGCTTGGTTCTACTAATTACTTCGAAGAATATAAAGGCTTTGAAGATTATCCAGCAGCTGATGAAAACACAAAATACGGCGATGTTGTAATGCTTAAGAAAGGTGCATTAGATGCTTATGGTCGTCCTCTGGATGATAAAGACTATGAACCTGCAACACATATTGTAGCATTACTTGATTCTTCCAAACAATTAGCTTTACTTGGTTACCCAAAAGGTATTCAAACTTGGGTATGGCGTAAAGACTTGAAAATGGTCCAAAAATCTGATGGATTCTTCTTCTCTGAAGGAACTTTGAATCCAGACTTGGGAAAATAGAAGGGGAAGCTGCACTGCCCCTTACAAAATATTTTAAAGTGGCAAATCCTTTTGATAATCCTGCAATATTTACTGATTCTTATGTATATGATCAGACTCAACCGGCTCCACAACCAGATCCTCAACCACAACCTAGTGGAGATGATGATAAAGGTAAGAGTGAGACTGATAAGAATACTAAAGATGCTAAAGATAAAGCTAAACAAGATCCTAAAGCTAGTAAGCCAAATGATTCTGACAGTGCATTATCCGGTATTAAAGATTCATTCTTAAAGATGGTTGGTGTAGATCCAGCTAAATATAAGAAAGCTCAAGAGGAATCTAGACGTAGAGCTGATAACTTATATGCTGAAATTGTAGCGGGTACTAATGCTTCATATGTATATGGATCTAAAACTGGTAATGGTCTTAGATTTACTGAACGTGAATTATCCACTGTTATGGGTATGCCATATCAATGGATGGAAAACGTAGATAACCGTATACCTAACTTAGGTGGATTTGGTAGAAAGTTCCATGAAAAGATTCTTTCTAAAATGCCATTATTAGTTCTTACTCCTGGTATACCAGACTTTATGGCTGGATATGCAGATGAGAAACGTAAGAGTGTATTGAATTCATTACTCGGTGCAGTTAGTGGTCAGTCTATTGATAGTATGGTTAATAGCACTGATAATGAAATGAGATATTATACTCTACAATTTGAAGCTGAAGACTATTATAGATACGTAAACTCTATGTGTACAGCATTATCAGTATTCTTGAATATTAATAATGAATTATACAATGGTGAACCTATAGGGAATATTAACTGGTTTGATAGATCTAAGAACCAAATTGCCCATAACTATTCATACTATGGTGGTGTAGGTTTATATCTAAACTCCGAAACACAAATCTCAGAGAACTTCGGTAATGATACTGCAAGAAGTATCTTGGCAGATAAGATCAACAGTATGTCTGATATTGGTCGTGAAGTACAATTCTTGACTGGTATTAGTGGATTTGATGTAGACTTATTTGCTGGTAAAGAACTTAATAAGAATGCAGCTAATACTGAATCTATGACTAAAACTGGTGGTCTTGGTACTATGAAAGGATTCATGGGAATGATCATGAATGGTGCTAAGACAGTATTTGCTGGTGGTAAATTAGAGTTCCCAGAATTATGGGCAGATTCTTCATACTCCAGCAGTTACTCTATTAGTCTTAAACTAGTATCTCCTGATTATGATAGACGTTCTTGGTATATTAATATCGGTGTACCATTAATGCATTTGATTGCTATGTGTGCACCACGTCAAGTATCACCAAATGGGTATGTATCTCCATTCTTAGTTAGAGCATTCTATCGTGGATTCTTCAATATTGATATGGGTCTAATGTCCATGTCAGTCCAAAAAGGATCTGAAGGCGGTTGGACAGTTGATGGTTTACCTACAACTGTAGATGTAAGTATAGAAATTAAAGACTTGTATAGTAAACTTTCTATCTCATCTGAACGTATTCTTGGTAAAGGTGCAAGTCAAACATTTGGTAATGTCGGATTAATTACATATCTAGCTAATATGGCTGGTGTAAATACTAATGAACCTGATATTATCCGTACTGCTCGTTTATTCTTAGCATTGAAGGAGCAAACAATTGTTAACTTCCCTAATTCTATTCAAACTAAGATTAGTAATAGTATTGCTAATATTATCACTAACCGTGTATTCGGTAAAGGCTAAATTTATATACTAATAAAAACATTGACTTAAGGTACTTAAAGTACCTTAAGTCTTTATTTTTGAGGTGATTTTATGAAGAATCGTAAACAGAAATTCTATGAGTATGAAGAGAAGTATGGTAATATACCAGAAGGCTTTCAAGAACGATTAGAATGGATGTATGAAAAATATAAATTAACTCCTGCTAAACAGCAGGAGATTCTAGCTAAACGTGATCTAATGTTAAATACATTAGATTTTGTAGATATTAAAGTAGTACTATTTGAAGAACCTGAAGGATCTCCACGTCCTCGGTTTAGAATAGTTAATAGATATAATTTAGCTAATATGGCTATGGCTAATTCCCAATTCGTTCATGTATACTCTATCACTGGTAAAGAAGATAATGTATTCATGAAACGCTTATTAGATAGTGGTGAACTTAATCAAGTGCAGCAAATGCTTTATACTCCATGTGATGTAGAATTCAATGCATTTGTTAAGACTCCATCTTCATTCAATACAGTAGATACTTTCCTAGCAGAGATTGGTTTGATTAGACCAACTAATAAACCTGACTGGGATAATATTGGTAAGAAGTATTCCGATATGTTTAACTCTAATATATGGCTTGATGATACTCTAGTTATAGACGGTACTGTAAGAAAGTATTATTCTATTAAACCTAGAGTGGAAGTTCATCTTAAGTATATGAATATGCTTTATAATAGAACTCAATATACATCTACAGTTAATAAGTTGAATAAACAAGACTTAGATTCATCTAATGTAACTTACTTTGACTTTAATAAACTGAAGTGATATATTATAATCTTGATGTATAATATAGTTATTAATTAGGAGGATTGAATTATGCCATCTCAATTAACACCTTCCAATCAGGAAGAAATTAAGAATAAGACGCAACCGCCTTTTGAGCAGTTTGAAGAATGTCAAAGAACTACATGTGTTTATCGTAATGCTAATGGTAGATGTATTTATGAGACATGTGTATTTGCAAATGAGAAACCTCAGTTTGTAGATCATTGGGATTTTGAATGCCAATCGTGTCATAAGATTGAACAGCGTGATGTACGTGATATGAAGATCATGTTTTGTGATAGCTGTTTAGCCCGTATTAGAAAAGCAGAGGAATTACCATTCCACTGTGTATTCTGTGGTAAATCTCAAGGACATCCATCCAAGATCATGTTTAGTGGTATTTGTGATGAGTGTTTTAGTAAATTAAAAAGAAGTATTCATTGTAAGAATTGTGGTAATTCATAATGGAAAATAACTTTAGAGGAAGATATAGAACAGCTAGTGCTGAAAGTATAGTTGTAGCTAACTATATTAGATATGAGACATTAGCTGAAATAACTAATACTGTATTTGCTGGTAGTAATGCAAATGTATTAAATATTTATATAGATCTATACCAGTTATTTAGAAAGATGTATAGATCCGATGTAGCTGTAGGTAATAGATCCTCTGTTGCTGCAGCAGTAGTAAATATGTGTATTCATTATAGAGCCTTCTATAAGAAATACTATGGAGTTCATACACGTATCTATCTAATGCAAACATCTGGTCCGATGTTAATGAATGAGAAATTCTATCCAGACTACAATCATACTAACGTAGAGAAGATGGTTCTGGCTAATATGATTACTACATTCATGGTACAAAACTGTGCTATCTTAAAAGAGCTTTGTAAATATCTCCCAGATATTTATTATATTGAAGGACCTTATGAGACTTCAGTCATGATATACTCTACTATCTTAGATAGAAAAGATAATACACCTAATGTAATTATATCTACTAGTACTCTACAGTATGCAGTTACAGTATTTGCTGAAGCTCAAACTGTAGTAATTGATCATACATGGGTTGAGGGTGGTATTAGATATAGGGTTGTAGATAAAGGTAATGCATTGATTGAATTATTATCTAAATACAAGCTATCTGATAATACAATCAAGAAATGTCTACCTATCAATCCACAGTTATTTGGATTATATATGGCTATGACTCGTAATGAGCATAGAGATCTATATTCTATGAATAATGTAAGTACAACTCTTAACTTATTGAATAGTGCTATAGATAGACATATGATACCAAACTCATACATATCACCAGAGTATATGGAGATGATATCTTTATTAGATAAAGATAGATCTGTTGAATTAGCTAATAGATATAAAGCTGTAGATTTAGTATATCAAACAGAGTTATATCGGATGTCTAATAACTATCTAGATAGATCTTGGGATGTAAACTTACAAGATCCAGATATGGTTAAACTATTGAATGAAAAATACTTCAAAGGAAATCCAATAGACTTGGATAGAATCTAGAATTAGTCCCATAGGAGTTGATCTCCTATGGGATTATTTTTTTTTGTTAAAATGGGCTATTTTGAACATCTTGATAACTGGAGGTGTATGAAATGCCGCAACTTAAATACGAATACTACATTGATCTATACTATAACCATCCAGATTATAAGGATAAGAATAAGATAGATCAGAAGAATATAAAAAGTTTAACTATCTATAAAGAGTATGATAAATATAATATGCCAATTGCTACTATGAATTTACACATAGATAAGAAATTTGCAGACCATATTATCAAGAACTCTAAGACTACAACTATGACTATGATGGTATATAAATATCAATTAGATAATAATGCTGCCATCAAGCAATTATATTTTCAACATGAGTTCTCATATCTTACAGATGATGATACAAATAAAACTGAAGATATTGATTATGCTAAAACAAACTCTAAAGAAGAAGATCGTGAAGATGTATATAGAATTCTTAAGCTTGGTTTAATCTCTAAGAAGTTAGTAGACTCAAATCTAAGTCCTAATAATGCCACTATATATAATTCTTCTATGCAGAATATTATAGTTGACCTACTTAATGTAGGAGAACCTCTATTGATTGAACCATTTACTGAGACTGAACCAGTAGATCAATTGATTATTCCTCCAAAGGAATCTTTATCTAAGACTTTAGATTACCTGAATACAGTACGTGTATTTTATAATACTGGATATAGATTCTTTATGGACTTAGATAATATTTATCTAGTATCTAAATCTGGTAAAGCTACACTGCGTAATCTAGATAAGTATGAAACTATTAAGTTTAACTTATCTGATATTGGTGCTAAAGAAGATGCTGTACTTGAAGGTTTCCGTGATGATGATAAAACTAAAAGTTATATCATTGACGTTCCAACTACTGATATTAAGTATGGTAAAGATAATATAACTGATAAAGAGTTAAATGGTTTTACTGCTGTAATAGATGCATCTAAAACTATTCAACAAAGTTATCTTAAAAACTCTAGAGCATTTGGTGGTATCTTTGGTACATATCAAAATATTATGAATACTATGGATAATATCAAGAAAGTATCCAGCAGTGTACGTCAAGTAGTAAAGAATATTCACCAGACTACTGATACTATTAAAGGTAGTTTTAATCAAATAGTAGAGCAAGCTAAAGAAGCTAAGTCTACAGTTGATACAGTAGCAACTCAAGCTGAAGCATTACTTAGACAGTTACCTGAGCAAGTAGTAAATGGTACTGCAGGAGTACTTGGTGTAGATGGTAGTATTAAGAATCCTGATGCGGATGTTAGAGAGATGCTTCTTAATATCATTAAGCATACTGTAACTATGCAGACTAAATCTACTGATACTATAGAAAAGTCTGAAGATACATTTGTTAAATTTAAATCAGCATATACTGGTCAGATTTATCATATAGAAAACTTTAAGTCTCTAGTTGGTGCTATCTCCCCTACTAACTTTACAGATAACGTATCCCATCTACAAAAGGAAGTTAGTAAACTACCTGAAAAGAAAGAGCAATCTAAAGCTAGCTTCAAGAAAGGTATGGTTGATTTCAATAGCGAATACTCTGACTATCTTCATAGTAATACTTTCATTGTAGATAAACTACAGAATAGTCCTGATACTGTAACGTATGTATTAGAACGTGATGAAAAGGGTGCACCTGTAACTACATTTGATTTAGATTTGAGAGCTCTTAAATCTAACTTACCTGAATTGGTTAAGAATATGGACTTTACTAAATTAAAGCTTGGAGATATGAAAGGTTTCACTGAGCAAATGAAGAATAGTCTTAAACTAAATTCCAATGTAGGTGATGGATTAAAGAAACAAATTGCTGCTACAAGAGATATTCCAAAAGACTTCTCTAAACAGATTCTTGAGGGTGCAAATACTTATGTTAAATCTTTACAAGTTGCTAAAACTAACATGATTGCCAATGCTAAGAGTAGCGCAATCAATGTATCTAAGTCAGTGGGTGCACTAAAAAGTAACTTATCTTCACTATACCAGAGTGGTAGTACTGCTATAAGTGGAATAAGCGATATATCTAAGGTTGGCTCTAATGGTGAGTCAATGATAGATATAGCATTAGACTTAACTGATGTAGTAGAAGACTTAGGTAAACGTAAGTTAATCCGTATTCCTAACGACAATATGGGATTAATCAAGAACTTTAAACATGCATTAGAATTGAAATCTACTTATATCTCTTTAAGTAAACAGCAATTAGATAACTCTATATTCAATATGAACGTTAGATATCTAATTAATAACAATACTAAAGAGCATAAAGAAGATACAACTGATTATTTAATGCTATCTAAGATAGAAGTATATACTAATCAAGGTGAAAGATTTATGGCTTCTACTAATATGACGTTTGCTAAACTCCCTAAGAGTACTGCAGATAATAGTAAAAAATTATAAAAGAAAAACCCCTATGGAGTTCAACTCCATAGGGGAATATTTTTAGTTAGCTTGTTGAGCTTTTTCAGAATCATTATTAGCATTTACATATGCAGATACGTGAGCTTTGATAATTTTCATGTAATCAGACATGATCTTTTCAGCCATTTGGTATTTACATTGCATATATGTGCTATAAGTAGACGCAATTCTATTGACAATCTTTTGAGCATTGACTGCTGTTTTAGAATCAACACCACCATTTTTAACGTTATCAATAGTTTGATTACCAGATGTAGTAATAGATGCACTATTGCTACCAGTAGCGCCTGCAGCAGGAGCATTAGTTTTATTGATTTCAATTTCACTAAATACATCGCCATATAAGTATGTAGATTCTGTAGGGTTACCAGCTGGAGATGCAGCAGGTGTAGCAGGAGTATTAGATCCTGTATTAGCGGAATCTGTATTAGTAGTAGATGCTGCAGGTTGTTGACTAGCAGCTTTATTAATAGCAGACTCTAAAGATTTAAATAATTGATCGCTTGTAGATTTATCTTTTTTGATGTTGTCTACAATCTTAGGAATATTTAAAACTTGGTTAGCTAATTCTCTGATACTGATTTCATTAGCAGAATAGTCTTTATCAGAATCTTTACCGCCTTTGAAATAGTTATTACAAGTTTCTTTCCAGTCATCATCATCTTTATATTCATTGATGATAGTTTTACGGAAATCATTAATAACTTTATCTACATCAGCATTTTCAGGCATACCATTAGCTGTACTAATTACACCATTGAAGTTAATATTAGGAGCAGCTTGAATACGATTCAAACCTTCCTTGTAGTTAGGCATATTAACTGTAGTGAAACCTGCAGTAGGTTTATCGATTTGATCTTTATATTTTTCAATATAATCTTTATTAGATTTGAAGAACTTATCAAACCAGTTAGATACTTTATCGAATAAAGCTACAACAAATGCTTTAATCTTGTTGAAGAATTCTTTTACTTTATCCCAAGCACCTTCATGGAGTGCAGTTAAACGATTTTCAACGTCTACGCCTTCAGCGAGAATCATTGCTTCTTTGATACAGCAATCCATAATAAGATCATTGTGTTTCATATCAGTGATATGATTCATCAAGATTTCAGCATCAGTAAGTTTAGTGAACTTGAATGCTTCTTCTTTTAAGAACTTAGTAGACTCAACTGCTACAGCTTCAACTGTATCGTCAACAAATTCTTCATTTGCCATCATAGAGATACGGGCTAAGACACCTTTAGCTTGGTAGTAGTTATTACAAATATATTGAGCTTTGATTGCATATACAGTCAAATGATAAGTCCAGATTTCAGAGATCATACTAATGATAATACGTTCAATCTTACGGATATAATCATCGCTGTTTACACGAATCTTAGTAGAGTTTCTATATTGAATAACTTTGTTTAAAAGTTTCTTATATTCTTTATTGATCAATCTAGCATTATCTAGATTTGCTTCTAAATCATCACGTACAGACTTAACGATTTCGATGCATTTACCAACACATTCTTTATGGAAAGACCTAGTAGTAGTTTCACCAACAAAGATATCTGGAGTTCTAGATAAATCTTTAACTTCAATATCATCTGGGTCAGCATCAATGATTTCAGCTTTAGCACGTTTGATGATTTTGCTTTGATTATTAGTAGTGATCTCTAATAACTTACGAGCATCTTCTTCAGATAACTCATAGAAGTTATCACCGAAGAAATGTAAGATGCTAGTTAGGATATTCTTAGAGCATGGGATCTCATCATCCAATACGAACTGAGTCATCTCATGCTCCATAAGAATATCATTATTATTAAAGTCTTTTAGGTATTCATTGACTACATTGATTAGTCTAGAATCACCTTCATTATTAAGACGTTTAAGATTATCATCTAATACATCTACATACTTTGCAGTATAGAATGCATTAAGACGAGTTAAAGTACCGAAGAATTGATCATATGCTTTTCTTGCAGTAACTTCAGAATCACTTTCTAAGATATTACGATAGAAAGTTTGGTTTTCTTTCAAAGCCTTAGTTTTAAATGTATCAACTAACTTGACAACTTGAGGTAAAGTTGCAAAGGAAGTTTTAGCAACAAGGCTTGGAGTTTTAATTTTATCTAGTAGAATGCTATCAAAAGAGAAAGCTTTCATATTACCTTCCATTATATTACCTCCAAGGTAAAGTTAATAAAAATAAAGAGGAGAGAGATATTGAATCTCTCTCCTCAAAGGTTTTAAATCTTAGATATTGAAGTATGCTTCGAAATCATTGTGATCGAAAGCGGATTCATTATATTTAGGATTTGGTTTTGCTGTCAAAATAGCACGAGCCATTGCACGAGCATCAGATTTAGCACCTTTAATAGCTTTGATTTCATAAGAAGAAACCCAAGCATGGTATTTAGAAGATTTAGATGCAACGGATTTCATGAAGTTAACATATGCATTATGATTAGATTTACCAGGTTGATCCATATCTTTACCAGCATCAGAGATGGCTTTGATATTATCATTAGCTTCTTTTTCAAGAGCTTTAAAGTTTTTATCATATTGACGTTTAACTTTACTTACATCAGCACCAATCATGTCGATAATTTTAGCGAAGTTACTTTTAATCCAACCAGCATTAACTTCTTCTTCAAATTCAGCATCTTTGAATTTTTCTTTTGCATTATCGATTTCGTCATCGATTTCTTCTAAAACTTTAGAAGCTTCTTCAGAAGTTTTATCGCCAGCAGATTTAACAGAATTTCTACCAGTAGTAGCTTTAGAATTAATAGCGGAGCCAGCTTGTTCTAATTCTTTAAAGCTAGATTCGATACCATCTTTAATAATTTTAGCATATTTGAAAGTTTTTTCATAATCTTTGTCTAAGTATGCTAAATTTTCATCAAGTTTCTTTTTATATTTAGTTAAGAATGCTTTATCGCCACGAACATAGCTTTCTAACCATCCGATAAATTTATTCCAAACATTTTTAACCCAGTTCTTAATGAAGTTCCAGATTTTTTCAATTTTGGATTTAATAGTATCCATCATGCCTTCAGTATATACTACTTCAGCGCCTTCACGAACTTGTGTTAATTCGTAACGACCAATACCTTGCATGATAGCATTATCCATTTCTTGAACTGTATTGCATGCTTCCAAAGTAAGCATGTCAAAATCAGTATAATCATTTACTTTAATACCAAGATCTTGATAAGATTCTTCGTATGTAGATTCAGCGAAAAATGCCATTTATATTACCTCCGTATAATATACAGTTAATTTATTAAGCCATCAAAGCATCTGCTTCTACTGCAAGAAGATCAGTATCGATAGCACCTTCAGATTTAGGACTATATGCAACAGCTTTAGCAAATACACGACGAGCTTGTGCAGCAGATTTTTTAGCAATTGCAGCTTCAGCTTCTAATACTACAACTTTAGCTTTAGCGCAAGCATTTGCAATAACTGCAATATTTTCTACTGCTTTATTTTCTTTTTCAAGATCTTTAACATCTTTAGCTAATTTAGCTTCTAATTTTTTATAAGATTTTTCTGTTTCTTTGATAGATTTGCCATCATTTAAGATGCCAACGACTAAACCAGCGATAGATGTGTATTTAACTTCATCTTCATCATCAAATGCTTTTTCTAACATAACTTTTTTAGCTTCAGCATGACTAGAAACAGTTTCACCGATTTTGTAAACTTTTTCGATTACATCGGAAGCATCTGCATTTGCAAGAGATTTCAAATCACCTAATTCGCTAATACTATTAGCAGAATAGTCGTGAGCTTTAGGAGCTTCCCATTTAACTTCTAATTTAGAAAGATCTTTAGAATCTAAAGATTTTTTGAATTTATTATAGAATGCTTTGTTGTCACTCATCAAACGAGCAGCAACTTTTGCATACCAGCCATTGAAGAAAGCTTTAATTTTAGCCCAAACTTTTTTAACAAAGTTTACAACTTTAGTTTTAACAGTTTCCCAAGCACCTTCTTGGAAAGCTTCTACATCAGCACCTTCTTGAACAAGTGCATATTCTTTCATATCAGAGCGTACACAATCGCCGAAAATTTCAGCTTCGAATTGAGTGCATTCTAAAGCAATAATCCCAAGACCAGCTTCGCATTCGTAAACAGCGGAGTTTTCAAGGGTTACGTTGATATCTTCAGTATTATCATGACCACCGAAAAATGCCATAATTATTATCCTCCTTAAAAAGTTATACTTGATAGTATAAAAGGTTTTAATTAATTTTCAACCAAAATAGGTTAGATTTATTAAATTGTTACACGTATAGAGTTAAAGACTAATAGAAATTAGGCTATTATGATATTAATATCTAGTGCATTATTCTCAGTACCAATAGTATTAATATTTAAGAACTCAGGAATTCTACCAACTATAGATTCATCTTTACGATAAATGTGTTGATATCCTGGACCATAACCATTGAAGTCTAAGAATTCAAAGTAAGTTACATTTTCTGCATACTTTTGAGTTATATATGTAATGATGTTAGGGATATGGATATCAGAGATTCTAGATTTATCTTCAATATACTTTCTAATATCATTCTTAATATATTCACTTAAGTATTTATCAGTAGTAGTTAAGAACTTAACCTTGAAGGTCATAGATAGGTTAACTCTATTTAATGGTACACCATCATTCACATAGAATAGTTTAGATGGACCATAAGTGTTAAAGAACTTGATGTCTATACCGAAGCTATCTTCTAGAACGTCTAGACAATCAAGGATATGAATACGTTTCTTTTCAAGATTATTAATAAAGTCTTGAATTCGTTCTTCTGTATTCACATAGTCGTATGAGATAACTGGTACACGATCTACAATATAAGAGATTTGACCATTATCTTGCTTTTTGACTTTAATATGAGACTCAATTAAATCAGAGTAGTTATATAAGAAGTCAATACCATACTTAACTGTATATTCATTAGTAAGACTATAGCCTTCTAAGAAATTAGCTGTAAAGATTTGATCAGACTTATGAAGACCTGCATTATAACCGAATACGTCTTTAGCAAATACGAATATTTTCATATGCATATTGTTAGCCATATACCCAGGACTCAATCTAGTTGCATTGCCAACTTCATATACGTTATTGATCTTAAGCTTGATATTCTTATCAATCTTATTATCAGTATTAAGCTTGAACTTGTAGTCCATTACATAAGTACCTTGATCGTAGTTTACAAATTCAGCTTCAGCCCATCTATAAGGAACTTGATATTTCTCATCGGTATAGAATACTGCTAAGACTTTGATATCTACACCAGTAATCTTTTCTGGATCATGTGGATCATCTTTATGAACTAGACCAATATCAGATTGGATATTTTGCATAATAGAGATATCACCAAAATATGTATCACGATCAGATAAGTAATGTCTATACCAATTCATCTTAGTGGCAATAAACTGTACTTTGGAGTCTTGGTTTACATAAGTAAATTCAAGTAACTTGTTTACATCCATGATATTCATATAATAAGATACATATAGAGGTTTCTTATTAACGATACACATGAATGGATTCATATATAAGAACTCATTCTTTCTCGCAGCATTAAGTTCATCTTCAGAAGCCTGATATGCTATAGATGCATTTGTAGTACCATCATATTTGATGACATTACCAGCAGTCAATATATAGTTTGAATCTGAGATATTATCAAAGTCACGTCTAATAGCTTCAATTGGAATAGTATTAGTCGGAATGATATTTGTAGGAGAATCCATTAATACGAATGCATAATACAAACGAGCTAATGGGTTATCCATCTTCTTGAAGAAGAATAATTTATTGTCATCGTCATCAATAGTATTGAAGTAGTTATTAATATCAGTACTATTGGTAACACTACCACGAGCTAAAGCTTCCTTAGGGATTAATCTCTTTAAGTCAGCAATAGACTTTTTATCAATACCATATTGAGAATCCGATGTCGGAATAACTAATAAGTTAAGTCTATCATAATTCATCTTATCAGATTTGACTCTAAAGTAAATACTATCTTTATAAGAGATATTACCATTAGCACCCTGAGAAGTATATAGATTTACAGTAACTTCAGTATTAGCTGTAGGTAAATATGATGTGTTATCAAACATAACCCGAATAGTAGAAGAGTCAATATAAGTATAGTTACAGAAGTTAGATACACCATCAGTATTCAAACCATTATAAACTGGTTTAAGTTTTCTTGTTGGTTGATCATATTCTTTGACATCTACATCAAAACCGGCTAATTGATTATCGAATTCAAATTGTAACATCTTGGATTCTAATGGATTATTGGTAATGATAGTTTTATGATATGTCATATACTCGTATTGACGTAAATCTACTAAAAGCATAACTACATTACGACCATCAATCTTAGATCTAACTGTAGGCTTTAAGTATGGATCAACATCATTAGAGTTCCTAGTGATAATAGGGTTACTTTGAGTAGTGTCATACATACCCGTATAGATATATTCCCCAGTAGGTAACTCAATACGTTTGATAATTAAGTCATATGGTAAGTGGAATTCATAATCGCCTACCATGATTTTTATATCACGATCAAATCTGAATGTATCAGAGATCGTATTCAATACAAGTTCATCTTCATAGAAGACAAACATTGCTTGCATAGTTGCAGGCTCAGCAAAAATTTTATTAATACCGAGCATTAAAGCATGAGAGATTACATTCTTCTCAAACTTAGCTTTAATAGGAATAGCCTCATTAGAATACTCAGCTGCCATAGTAACAGCATTTTGTAAAGCATTAGAGTTTACATCCCCTAGATAGCCAAAGATACCCATAGAGAGGGTTATTTCATCTTCATCTACATATCTTTTCTTAATATTTTCAATATATTGATGTATATCATATATATTGGCATTAAGTAAAGTATCATTTTGAACTGTATTTAGGACTGTCTCCTGATAAGATCGGAGAGTCTTGTTTACTGATACCGCATCAGATGCCATTTAATTATCCCTCCCATTTGAGTTTATAGAAACCTTTGTTAGGTAACGTTTCATTATAACCATAATTTAATTCATATTTAGGGTCTTGGAAGTAAGTGAACTTACTAGTTGGCTCAGCAGCCTTAGCTTTTTGAGTTTCATTATATGCAGTTTCAAGATTATTACTAACAGTGGATACTGTATCATAAGCACTATTAATTGCACCCTTAGCACGACTAATTATATTCTTTGGAGCTTGAGCACCAATACCACCAACCATGCGGTTTTGAGCATCACCACTCGTTCCCGTAGTGGCATTTACAGCATTACCTGCAGTACCACCCTGATAAAGCATAGATGGAGGTAAAGCAATATAAGGTCTTTGCATAAATTCACCACTCCAACCATTGAATTCATCCATGAAACCACCTAGCTTTGGATCACCAGCTGGAATCTTTTTAGCAACTTCATTAAAGTCTAATATAATATTAGGATCCATATCTTCTACATATGATGCTTTAAAGTTAATAGTAAACTTCACGTTACCATCTGCAGGAAGATCAGAGAATGTACTCCTTGGTACATTCTTAGGATATACTCCAATAAACTTAGAGTAATGTATAATAGATTCACCATCTTCACCAACTATGAATTTATACATAGCCATTTGATCATGAATGATTTTACCATTAAGATAGTTATCATCAACAAAGTCAACTAAACCATAGTGTTTCATACGTTCATATTCATCGAATAATCTGAACCACATATATACCTCTAGATACTTTGTATCTTCAAATTCAACAGAGAATTCATGATTCTCATCAGATTCATATGAAGTACCACGGTAGAATAGAGAAGATCCAAGTATATTCTTAGATGTCTCATAATCACTAGCTGTATTAATATCAGGCAGATCTACATTAGATCTCTTATAGTTAGATAGGAGATTAACAAAAGGTCTACCACAAGCTGAGTAGCTTAGACTTTGTAATACATCATTATATCTTTTAAATGCTTCAACCATTAAGGCATTATTAGCAATAGATGGATTCAATGTAGGTCCTTTAAATAACTGTAAATCTGGTGTAGTAAAGAATATAAATTCTCTAGTAGCACCCATCCAGTTATTAGGATCTAATCTTTCATATCTAGCAAACTTTTGATATTTCTCTATCTGGCTTACTCGTCCAGGACCAATACCAAGACCGTTTGCTTTTACATATTTTAATAGACCAGCTGTTGATTCATCAAATTCTGGTCTAGTAGTCTGATCAAGTAAACTTGGTTTAGCAACTATATTATCAAGACTATTACCAACACTGTTAATAGCCCCAGCTGTTTCATTACCTATCTTAGTAATAGCACCGCCAACTTGCCCAACAGTATTGATATATAATGTATTCTTTACTGAACTGACTGTATCAGAAGCAGCATTCTTACCTTTATCTATGACATTTCCAACTGCTCCAGAAACTCCTGATGCAGCATTATCTATGGCTGTTCCAATAAGGGATTTATCATCTGCCATTGCATATATTCCCCCTTTCTTATTTAATTTAATCTTATGTTAAAATGGCTAACTTCTATCGTAATTGTATATTATTATAGTGAAATAGGATAAAGCATATAGATATATGCTCTTATATCACAGCTTTCAGTTATTTGTTTTACTATACTTTTTAAAGCGAGGCTGATGATTATGAGAGATTATATCGAAGACATTTTAGATGGTGAGTTACCTAAATTAGAAGAAGCTAAATATTCATGTAACGTTTATACTATAGCAATAGAGTCTGATGATGAATCAATCAACCTTGAGCTTGTTAAAGTAGATGATTATAATGAAGTAGTAGATCTTTATAACTCACTAATCGATGACCTTATTGAACGAGGTCAAACTAACAATTATTCTCATACTCTTGACCGTATGAATAAAAGATTTTTCAAAATTTAATGAGAAAAATCTATATGCTTTATTTTTTTTCTTATTTACCCATTTTAACATAAGATTAAAGTCATATATGATACTATAAGGAGGTACTTTAAATGATCCTTAAGGATTTAATTACAGACGTTTTAGACGTTGCTGATAATTCTGAAATTGGTAAATTTATTTCCAAGAAGAATCCATCTATCAAGTCTATTACTCGAGCAAATAAAGATTTGACTATGACATTTCCTGTCATGGCTTCTAATACTGTAGATCCAGCATCTGCACAATTAGTTTCTAGAGCATTGGAGCGTAAGTTTGTTACATTAACTCAAATGCTATTATCTGCTATTTCAATTACATCTTCTAAAGATGCTATTGATCATCTTAAAAACGTTCACTCTAACTTAGATTTATCTAGTTTATTTGACGTTGATGATTATCTTGCAGTTAGTCAAGAAGCTACAGCTAATCATATTTTTGATGCAGCTGAAATTAAAGCTGTATATGAAGCATTTAGACAAGAACGTTTACATGCTAAACCAATCAATCATCTACGTGAATCGTTAATGGATGATATGATGGATCGTATGCGTCAAGATCCAAAATTTAATGCAAACATTGCTGATGCAAGATTTAATAATCTTAGTGATGAAGATAAAGCTAGAGCAGTGAATCTTTTAAATACAGATACCGCTACTCGGAATAGAGATCTAACTCGTCAAAATAGAACTCTGACTCAACAGCTTAATGATATTGAGCGCAATGAAGGTAGAATGAGAAGAAATTTCGCAAGAACTCAATCTCAATCTAATAGACGTATTAATGATTTACGCCAAAGTAATGACAATTTACAATCTCGTTTAGATGATATCCGTAATAATACTAGAGCTGGCTTAACTAAATTAGCTAAAGATCAAGACTATAAGAAAGCTAATGAGTTACAGCCTACATTGTTGCAAATTCAATTCATTAGCACTAATGATAATAATGATCCTATAACTGTGGATGCATATGTTGGTATTAAAACCAAAATCTATTGTGTAGATTCTGCTGATATTGCTAATCATATCGTATCTAAACGTAGCTATAACTTTAGCCTATATAACTTAATCAAAGCTACAAGTGGTGAAATCGAATTCTGGAGAGACTTCGTATTTGCTATTAAGAAAGCTAAGATTGATGCTGTATCTAATACACATCGTGGTTCTTCTTCCAAACTTTGGAAAGTATTAGAACGTCGTGCATTAGCATCTAAAATCAATCGTTTCATGTCTGCACGTAATGATGCAACAGCTATCACTACATTGATGGTATCTGCATATGATGTAGAAATGCTTCGTAAGATGGAAGACATTGATATCTCTGATTCTCGTGTAGCCCGTAAGTTAATGGATGACTATAACTTAGTTGGTATTGTTATCGTTGATGACTCTACTGAGTCTGCTAAAATCATCTTTGATACTGGTGATGATGAGTATGAGCCATATACATTCAAAACTTTGAAACGTGATGATAAAATGGATTATAAACAAATGATTCAATTACTAGCTGGAGGTAAATAGTAATGCAAAAATATGTATTAAAAGAATTCGTTGAAGCCAGCAAGTTAATGGATCTTACTGACAAAGAAACTTATATCACTGTCGGTGTAGTTAATGAAGCTGAACAACGTGAAGTCTTATTAGGTGTAACTAATAAACTATATGAAAAGATTGAAGCTAAAGTAACTGATGTTGACTTTGGTACAATCCCTCAATCTAGAGGTGATTTCTTAAAGATTGATAATATTGATATGGTAACTGAAGCTATTAGTGATATGAAGAAAATCTATCAAGAATACAAACAACCTCTTACATATATCAATATCTTAACTGATGCAATCAACAACTTAGTTGAATTGAAAAATGAATTCCAACGCTGTTATGCATCCAATACTAGCTTGGGTATTGTATTATATAATACAACTGCTATGTCTGTAATCAGTGGTGTATCTTTACTTATCGCTTCTACTATTGACTTCATCGTAGATCCTAAAACAAAATCTATTGAAGTATCTGTGGACCGTGTCGGTGTATCTAGAAGTAAAGAACTTCTTCAATTACAAACTCTTGCAGAATTTAATAATCTCTGCAAAGGTAATAAACTTAAAAAGGTATTAAATGACCTAATCAAAGTAAGTGCTAAGAACTTAGCTGGTACATCCGTATTGGCAGTTATTGGTGTAAGTATTGGTCTTATCTTTACTATCGTTCCGATCATGCGTGAATTGATCTACTACTTCTACTATTGTAGAGCAAGTGTAGCTGAGTACTTTGAAACTCAAATTGCAATGTTGTCTTTAAATGCTGCACGATTAGAGACAGCTGGTGACCCTAAAACAGCAAACGAACAACGTAAATATGTAGATCGTTTCCGTAAGATTGCTGACTATCTCGCAGTTGATGCAAAAGAAGCTTCCAATAAAGCTGAAGCAAATGTAAAACAAGATGAAAAAGAAAAATATAAAGTTGACGATGTAACTGAAAGTCTTCCAGACTCCGCTGCATCTTCTTTATTCTAATGAAAGGAGCATAGAAAAGATGCATTTTTCTAGAAAACAAATTAGAGAGTCTAATACCTTGAAGATGGTAAAACAAGTTGAAAAGGCTACTCTTGAAAAACAACTAAACGAGTCTAAGACTATCATTCCTGAAATTGGTGCTATGACTGAAAGTTCTTTAGCCCGTTCTAAACGTTCTTTAAATATCCGCATGGCTGCTAAAGCTGCAATTAAAGAACACTTCTTAACAGAAGCAATCAAATATATTTACAATGAATGTATGATTCCTGATCTTCAAAAAGAATCTACTAATATCATTCGTGATACTGTAATCCGTGGATTCATTAAAGAGAATAGTGTAGAATCTATCATTCGTACTTTCAATACTAAATCTTTATTCTTAGCCGATATTGCTAAAACTATCAAAGAAGCTACAGATGATGTAGTTAAAGCTAATGAAGATAAACTTAAGAATCCTGATACTAAAGTTGATGATATCACTGTAGATCCAGAATATCAAGATTCTTTCATTGATAAAATGGGTCAACAAAAAGAAGAAATCGAAGATGTTGGTGCTATGGTACAATCTCACGTTGCTAATAATGTAGAAGACTTCATTGCTTCCAATGTTGAAGACAAACAACAAATCAAAGAGATTCTTGATGAAGTAAAAGAAAAAGTAGCTAATATTAAAGCTGCAAATGCTGACGTAGCAGAGGACATCAAGGAGTCTATGATTATCGGTGCTAAACGAAAAATCTATAACGTAAAGAGTGCTAAGAAGAGCATTCTAGAAGCTATGGTTAAACATTTAGCTAAACGTGTAATCTCTGAAAACCATACCGAATTCTTGACTGAATCTAAAACTATCAATACTGATAAGATTGTAGAAACAGCAGAATGTATGTTGACTATGCTAGTACTCTCTGAAGCACTAGGATTCAAATTGAATGAACAAGAAGTTCGTGCAATGTATAAGTAAAAAATAAAAAAATAATAGTTCCCCATCTGGTTAAACCAGATGGGGATTATTCATTTAGTTTACTACTAATATTATACCTCCTTTCTTATTGATGAGAAACTATTCCAGCATCCAAATGGACACCAAATACATCCTCATCGGAAAACAACTGACCACAGTCAACAGATAAGTCTAATTCTTCGTATAACATAATTTTTCACCTCATATATATATATATTAAAATAAATCTACTAAAACTTTAACCCCTAAAACTGTTAGCATACACCATGGGGAATCTGATGCTTTCTTTGCTTCTGGTGTAGGCATAACCTGCGGAAACAAATAATATACTAACATACCTATTTGTGCTTTAGCACCTGGAAATAATCTTAATGAAAATACTATTGCATCTATATAAATCACCTCCTATATGACAATTTAAATTATTTATCTTCTTGCTGCTCCTTCAACTCCTGTTCTTTCAACCACTCTTCTTCAAGAGCATCTAACAATGGTATTAAGCACGCAACAGATGCATCTACATGATCTTGATAAGACATATGATATTACCTCCTTATATAAACACTATATCATATATTCACCTTAATAATATATAGCTATAGAATACTAGAATTACAAAAAAAATAAATACCCCATAGGACTCGCGGATCCTATGGGGATATTTATTGTGACGTATTATTAGATTGACTTAAAAGAACTTATGCGTCTTAAATTAGACTTATTAAAGTGTTGTCTCCAATACGATAAACAGTATGGAAAAGTTCAATGTTATCCATTAAGAATTTATATTGCTGAGCTGTTAAGGTTTCTAGAATAGTATCCTTATCGGATGTGTATTGTGTGCGTATGCTAGATAAGAATACATCATCATTACTAAGATTACCTTTTTGCCAAGCATATCGACCTTCTTCACAGAAGGCAAATCCTGGGAAAGCTTTAATATAATTAGCATCCCAATAAGATGCATTTAACATTTTTCTTTTGATATCATAAAATGTATCAAGCTGTTTATGATTGTAAGACATTGTGATCACCTAAATAAGATCTTCAGGATCATAGAAATCCTGAGCATCTTCCTTTTCTTCTTTCTCAGTAACTGGGATGTCAAGTTCGACACCACGTTTTTCCATGATTTCCTTAATTTTTTGATTATCACCATATCCCTTTTCTAATAGGATATGTGTTAAATCATGTGGACCTTGCTCCGTTAAGAATGAGAAGCCTTTATTAGGCTGCATAGTTCCATCGGATTGAACTACCCACTTACGTAGTTCAATTTTATAAGCTCTGTCATTCCAGCTCATTTCAGAAATCTTTAGAATAGAGTTTCCTCTTTCATCAAAGACTTCATCAATACCATCTGGATTGATATTAAATTTGAATTCCATAAATCCTCCAAAAAATAATAGACTGGAGAGGTTAATCTCCAGTCATACTATAACTTGATTATTTTTGTGGACGGAATAAACCATCGGATACAACTTGACGGCTTACATATTTCTTAAGCAAGCGTTTAGTCACATCTGGATGCAATTGTTTGATTTCAAGAAGACGACCAGAATAGCTATTAGTATTTACTGGAGCACCAGGAATTACTACATAGTCATATTGATTGCCATAGATGAAACCAAGAATAGATTCAATTGTAGCACCATATACTACCAAGTTGCTGTTACCAGAACCATCAGAAGCATATGCGTAAGTTACACATTGAGCACGGAATTTATCATGGTTTTCATTGTCTTTACCGAAGTCAATGATTGTATCTTTTAAGATATCAATTGCTTCATTAGTAAGACGGAAACCCATAACTGTTTCAGATACAGTACCGTTTTTAACTAATTGACGAATGTTAGAAGTACCATTGAATTTAGCAACCATTTCAAGTTCTTTAGTAGCTGCATTTTGACCAATGCTTTCTAAACCGATTTGTTCAATAGCTTTCAAACGAGTATCGTGTTCGTTATCAGAACCATTGAATGCAAACACCAATGCAATACCGATTTGTGGGCTGTTAGTGAATACCATATCACGGCAACCTACATAATCAGCAAAGATGTTACCAAGACGATTTGTGAGAAGTTCACATAATTCGCTTGTAGCGATTGTTTTTGTTTTGTAATCGCTTTCAAATGTTTCAGGAGTAACTTTAAGTTCAATGCGTTTTGCATTACCTTTATCGTTACCTTTATCATCTCGACGAGTTTCACGAGAAGCACGTTGAAGTACTTCACCTAAAGATTGGAATCCATTGTCGACTTGTGGAATTCCGTTAATCAATTGATTTGACATAGCTATGTCCTCCTTTAAAATATAAAAGAAATTATTCTACTGTTAGGATCATAGTAAATATTAATCACCTAACTTCACCATTATAATATATCAATATATCTAAGTTTAGAAGACATGTAATCCAGGAAGATCATCCATGCCTACATATTTAACTATAAAGGTTCTATCATTCTTATCTTGAATAAAGAAGAAGTTACCTCTAGCTTTATATAGTAAGATATCATGATAATATTCAACGATGTTATAATCTACTATACGATCTTGTACTATAGCTTCAAGAGCAAATAAGTCACCAGGTCGTAATTGAGCACCGTCTTTTACTTCAAATAATACATTGATTACTCTGAAGTTATAATGGAACCAATACATGAATAGAATATTTTGTAATGCTATCTTAATAGCTTGATCTGTATTATCGTATTCTAATCCACGACTATCACAGATAGAAATAAGAGTGTCATAAACACGTGAGTCTAACTTAACAAATGATACAATATTCTTAAGTGGATCATTTAGATATAAGTCTACGCTAAAGGCATAGTCTTTACTTGCAATATCATACATCATAAGATCATATGCTCTCTTATATTGTCTCATTGAGCTATCATTATCAAACTCACCTTTACATACATACTTACCAAACTTCTTCTTAGGGTCAGAATTATCAATATTAATCCGACTAGCAAAGTATGGATAATTGTTTGCTTCATATGGGCAATAGATATTGATACACAATTCTTTTTCCCCATTTTTTAGAGTACATACTTCGAAAAACATCTTACAGTGTATCTCTAAAGGCATATACTCATCGTTATTGAATTTATCAATTAATAACTTATCTCCTATTACTGGAGTAACTTTATAGAAGTCTTTGTCTTTTCTAGATACTATTCTATATAGTTCAGTAATCTGACCGAATTTATCTTTCTTACAAAGCTTCTGTCCGACATTATACATTTTTATATTCACCTCCTTAATCATAGTTATAATATATGAGCAAATCATATTATAAGAGTCCTACTTATCTAGTAAGTAGGACTCATTATATTATAATACTTGCATAGCTATCTTAGCATATTTACCAGCATGTTTTAATGTAGGTGCTGTAATAACAAAGGAGTCATCACAGAATTCACTACGTTGATAATAGTTAGAGAAGTTGAATTGTTTATCATTCTTAAGTACTACTTTGAGATACTTATGGAAATCATTCAATACTCTAGCTCTAATCTTAACTAGCTCTTTATCTTTTTTAGTACGATCTTGTTTAGTAAGATCTTCTGTAATCTTAAGATTTAGATAATACATCTTAGCTAGTTCATATTTCATTGCTTCGATATTCTTAGCTCTATCATACTCCATAAGCAATCTATGAGATTCCATATATGTAGCTTGATAGTTTTTATTCTTTAAGAAGTTCTTAACGAATAAGTTTCCTTTATTATCGAATTCAAAACCAATACCTTTTTCTTGTAATAACTTAGCAGTCATACTTCTATGGAATAAAGCATTAGCTCGATTATGTGCTCTATTCACATTAATAGGATTGAATTCCATATAAGGATTCCAACCAAACTCTAATAAAGCTTGTTTATATTCATCAGATTGAGTTCTAGTATACTCTAGACTTAGATATCTCACATTAGACATCCAGTCTAGTATAACTTTTTTATCATAAGATTTACCTTCATAGATATTCTTATAATCTTTCAACCATTGATCAGCTTTAGATTTCCACTTAGATGGCATATCACCAAATGTACTATTACGTTTAAATACTTCGATTTCATGTGGAATATAGAATGGTATAGTATTTGGTAAGTTTCTAATAGGCTGTACATCTTCCATAGCAGACTCTACCATTGGTAAATAATAGAAATCATCAAATCCCTTATTAGTAAATACACTCTTTAAGAAATTATACATAGTTTCATTATTACAACCAAATGCTTCCATTAATCTCATATCAGATATACGGATTAATGAAATATCCATAGACTGTAGGTTATTCCATTGAGCATCTAACTCTTCTTCACTATCACATGGTAAGATAACAAAGATACCAGAATTCAAAGACCAAGCTTGGAGATACTCAATCTCACGTTTCTTACCACGGAGTTCAATACCATAATCTCTAGCTCTATCTAAATCAGATAATTGTAAGCCAGATTCACTTAATGCTAAATCATCATAAGGAATTTCAGAGTTAAGATATTTAGATCTCAATTCTTTGAATCGTTCTACATTAGATTTACCATAAATCTCAATAGACTTATCATCACTATGACGTTTCATATCTGCAGATAGGCTATTATAATCATTCCAGTCATCCATTAATTGCTCTTCAGATGCATACTTATCATCAAGTACTTTATACATACCAGAGTCATTAATTTCTTTAACCTTCTTATTGTTTGTATCCTGAGTATCATCTTCATTAGATAGAATCTCTTTAGCTTTAACAAAAGCTGGAGCTTCAATCTCTAAAATAGTATCATAAGATTTAGATCTTACACCAGATTCTAAGTCAATAGCAAAGTATCCATTATGATCTTCCATGATCATAGTACCTTCAGGGAATTCTTTTAGTTTAGACTTTGCAGTATTAACTTCTAGAATATCACATAAAGGCATAGCTGTATTGTATAAGTCTGATTCAATGGAATATATCATATTCATTAAGGCTAACTTGTTTTCTCTATCTAAGTCAGCTTCAATAAAGTCATCATCATATTCTAATTGGTCTCTAGATAGCATTACTTTACCAGTAATCTCTTCATATAGATTGATTGCATTCTCCCAAGTGACTCTATCTCGTTTATGTCTATAAGACTTATAGAATTTATCTTGTAAGAATGGCTCTTTATCTACAATCTCAGTCTCTTCATTATCAGATTTAACTCTAAGTTTAGTTGACTTCTTATCATCAACTACACCAAAGCCATCTTTCTCTCCACTGAAAGAGTGTTTATGTGGAGTATATTGGACTAGCATATTACCATCCATAGTCCCTACAATACCACCTACGGCTCCGACACCCATATGCTCTCTAGCAGCATATTCTTTTAAGTCAGATAGACGTCTAATGATATCATATTCTTGAGGAACTTTCTTAGCAGCATAAGTCTTGTATATAGATATTGCCATAGTACCAAAATACATAGTAGCATAACCAACTAAATTATGATATTGCTCTACTAAGTAAGAGTATAATGATCTATCTAAGATAAAGATAGTTTTATTTTCTCTTCCACGAGCAAAGAAGAAATATCTAATCATCTTAACTATTTCAGCATATACTTCATCAATAGTCATATTTAGATTTAGATCTTCAGTATTAGCATTAGGGAATATATCTTTACGATCTACGTTAGGATATACATTAGCAAAATACTGATCAACCATTTTCTCTGTAATATCATCTGCATCTATATTATCTACAAATGTATTATAGAATAGATAGTTAAGTATCTTATTTAGATCAATATACTTAATATTATCTGGATATGATTCAGGTAATACACTTTTAATGCGTGCAATATTAGATGCATCTACTGCAAAGATATATTTACCTTTATCTGTATCTTCTTCAAATTCTTCCATATTGGACAAAACAAATCCACCGTCATCGTATATTGCAGATTCATTGATTCTAATAATCTTATTATCCGTATTAGGCTCATTAATCTCTTGATCTTTAAGCAATGCTAATACTTCCATAAGTTGGACAAACTTATTATCTACTAATCTTAGATAGTTATATTCACCAAGCTTAATAAGCTCAGCTTCTTTACTAACTTGCTTAGCACGATATTCATCCATTTGACGATTATTAGGATTATCCCCACCGTCCTTAACTTCGATAATTAAATTATAAGGAACGTAATAAATATCCGTAATCCATTGTCTAGAATTACCATATTGGTCAGTATAATCAATTACAGGACCTGGCATAATAATATCTTTAGAGCTACAGTGTAAGACTTTATCCATAAACTCTATCGCTTTATGCTCATAAGATCCAGTGTAAGTAAACTTAGTACCATCACTATATACATAGGTACCACTAATGCTACGATTAGCTAACATCTTAGCTTGATGTGCAGCATCATCTAATAGAGATACTTTACCGTGTACTCTAATCATATTCTTTTTAAACTTAGCTCTCATTTCCTCTTTACATCTAGGATTAGAGCAAAGTCTATGGTATTTACCAGTCTTTTCATTCCAGTCTGTCTTATTACCGCATACGATACATTTACCAGAACCTGGGTGAGTTTTATCATATAAGAATTGCTCGGCAGAAATATCACCGATAATATCTTCATGATCTTTTTCTATGTGTCTGATTAACTTGTCTTTGAAATCTTTACGTCGACATAATGGACAAGCTATTCTTCGTTCAGTTGCCATTGTATCCTCCTTAATGAGTGTATATCAATTTAATGCTATGTTAAAAATAGCTATTTGTGTATATTTTAAACCCTAGAACTAAGTAGTAATATATTAATATGAAAGGAGAATTTATCGTGGCTGATGATATTACTTTCATAACTGCCAAGACTAAAGAACTTCCAACTCTACTAAAGGAATATTCTTTATCTACTGACAGTTACAAAACTCCACTTACATATAAGAACTTTAATGCTGTTGGTACTCTAATTATGCGATTAATGCTATTAGAGCCAGGCACAATAACTCATAGTCCAGAAATGGGTCTAGGGTTAATTAGTAAATATAGGTATATGCAGTCTGATAGAGCTATTGAGTTAAGTCAGGCTATTAAAGATCAAATAAAAGACTATCTTGATAATACTATAGCAGTTGAAGTTAATATAGGCTTCTCTAACAATGGGGAGAATATAATGATTATCGATATGACTGTAGATCAATTCCAATTTAGATACTTCTATGATCGAGATAAATTAACTTTAAAAATGTTGATGAATGATGAAATTGTTTAGGAGGAACCATGTCTGAAAATGTAAAACTAGCAGACCTCATGAAAGAGAAATTGGAAGAAGAAAAAGCTTCCAAAGAAGTTACACCAGTAGAAGAAGAAAAAACTGAAACTGCTGTTGTAGAAGAACAACCTAAAACAGAAGCTGAACCTCAACCTACAGCTCCAGTTGCACCTACATTTGATGCGGATTCTTTACAATCTGCTGATCTTAGTGCAATTATTCCTTCTGGCAAAGAAGATAAAACACAAGAAGCACGTGATGGCTTAATGGAAGAATTAGAAAATGGTATCTCTGATGCTATTGAACGTCGTTTCCGTCCAGCTTTAAAAGAAATCCACGAAATGCGTCGTGAATATGAAGATCTTAAAGCTATGGGTGAAGAAAATCCACAAGTTGCATCTAAATACAATCCAGCTTTGGATTTAGATCCTGAGCTATCTGATGAAGATCGTGAAGCTATTCGTCGTGATGAAGAAGAACACGTTATGTCTGATGAAGAAATCAAAGCTTCCACCAGCATTAATACTATTCTTCCTGAAGATGATATTGAACGTGAATTTGAAGCATATGAAGCTGCAGCTGAAAATGCTGTATCTAATGTAACTACTGCTGCTACTACAACTCCTGCTGTAAGTGTAAATACTATTGATGTATCTGATGCTGCAGTACCAGCTGTAGAAGTAGTAGAATCTACTGATGATGAAGATGAATTGCTTTATGATGATGAACTCTTAGAAGACCTTGGTCTTGATGAAGATAAGGAAGAAGCTGAACGTGCTAAGTTAGAAAAACAACAGCAACGTAATATGGAAGAGTTTGCTCGTGTACTTCGTCAGCAATTAGATGAAGTAGGTGAACGTAAACCTGATATTAGTAAATTCCGTGTACGTAAACGTCCTGTTGCATTTACTAAAGTACTTTCTAAACCAGTTGAAAAGAAATACTTCGAATGGGGTTTATTCGCTACTGGTGTATCCATCTCTATGACTCCACTATCTGCAATCGAAATGGATGAAATCAATCCATATGCTGATTCTGCAAATGATATTGGTAAAGCTCGTACAGTATTCAGTACTCTATATAAACACTTAGCTCCTGAATGCCGTAATATGGACATGGAAGCATGGTTGAAGTTATTGAACTATCAAGACTTGAATCATTTATTCTTTGCATTATATAATGCTAACTTCAGTACTTCTAATATCATTCCATTTAGCTGTCCTAAATGTAAACACTTCTACACTGAAAAACGTCCTATCATTGATATGGTTAAATTCGAAACAGAAGCTGATAAAGAAACCTTTAACAAAATCATTGCTAAAGATCCTTCTATGCCTCCAACATTCGAAGAAGAAATCTATGTTGCAAATGGTGACTATGCTTTCGGTGTAGTAATTCCTAAAATTTACAACTCCATGTTTGAGGAACGTCTTTTGAATGAAAGCTTCCGTGAAAAATATGCTGGTATCATTAATATCTCTCACTGTATCTCAACCGTATATGAGATCGATGAAGATAATGAAGAACTGATTCCAATTCAATTCAATCATGCACCTAATGATATCGTTAAGACTTATAAATATCGTATCCAAGGTATCTATAAAATCTTGTCTAAACTATCTGCTTATGAATTTAAAGAACTTCAATCTTTCATTGGCAAATACTTAGAAGACAATAACAAAAATATCAATATTTCTTACCAAGTACCTGCAGCTACATGCCCTAAATGTGGTGCAGAAATTGAAGCTATTCCTATGAATGCTCAAGAACTTGTTTTTACACGGCATCGGTTGATTCACATGCTCGACTAATGCAATTAGTTGATAATGTTTGTTACGAATATCGAGGTAGATTAAGTATAATAGAAGCATTGAATATGCCTATAGGTGATTTGATGCTTCTATATAAATTTATTAGAGATCGTAGAGAAGCTGCCGATGCAGCTGCTGAAAAAGAAAAACACAAAAAAGATGAAGAGCAAAAATATAAGTATATGCAAGCCGCATATAGAGGTCACCCACAAGCCGGATTAGTTCAACCTAACCAAGGTACTAAGACTGAGACTCCAGCTATGACTAGGGAAGATATGGCACGGTTTGAAGATGCTCTTGAAGGAATGCTTTAATTAAAAGGGGATTTATATAAATGGATATCGTCGAATTTTTCTGCAAATTCGGCAATGGAGACTACGAACAAACGAGAAAACAGATAGTAGACTACTTTGGCGAATCTAGTCTATTATATAGTATATTGAAAGGTCACGGTTTATTAAATTCAAAGATTGATCATATCATCTATGATAATTATATTGACTTCATTATATATACAACTGATGCTAAGTTATTTGACTCCTTAGTAGATGAATATAAGCATACTATTACAGTTAATAGTAATAATGGTATGAGTCATCCTATAGTTGTAGATCTTAATAGAGATTTTAATGATCCATGTAAAATTATTGTAACTATGCGATAATACAACACAATCGAGTTAGTGCAATAAATGCACTAACTCGGTTTTTGTTCCACATATAAGTAATTTATAAGGAGGTATATATGGCAATATTAAAAGACCAAATTAGACAAGATAATCTCCAAGTATCTCTTCTTGATGTGGATGATTTTGTCAAGAAGAATAACTTAGTTGAAATAACTAATCCAGTTATATTTGATGCATCAAGTAATCCTACAAGTGATGGATTACTTTCTAATACAATCTTTGGTATTACTAAAGAATCTAGAGCTAGTACTTTTGCATATATTAGTCTAAAGAAGAAATTCTTACAACCATTAGTATATAGAATCTGGAGTAAAGTAGATTCTAAGATTAAATCTGTTATCCATGGTATAGGAACTTACTCTATAGATAAATCTGGTAATATTATAGAAGACCCTAAAGGTGATAATGGTATTGATTTCTTAAGAAAGAACTTAGATAAGATTAAGTTTAGAGAAACTGACTCTATTAAACGTGAGAGATATGTTAAGTTCTTGAATGATAATAGAAAAAATTTCTTTACTGATAAACTTATTGTAATTCCTCCATTCTTTAGAGATATTAAAGTAGATGGCGGTAAGATCTCTGTAGGCGATATCAATAAATTATATATCAATGTAATGGTATCCACATCAGCTATTGGTGATTCTACTGAATATGGCTTCAGTATTGGTAAATCCGTTGAAGGTAGACTCCAAGAAGGATTAATTGAAATCTATAAATGGTTCGGTACTGGTACAGATAGTAATCCTAATGGTGGTCTTCCTGGTAAGTTTGGTGTAATTAGACGTGCTAATCTATCTAAGACTACAGACTATGCTACTCGTCTAGTTATGTCTGCACCTAAGTTGGATGTAGAGAATATGGAAGATATTAGAGCTGACTTTGATTATTCTGTATTACCTATGACATCAGCTGCTGCTAACTTCTTTCCATTTGTTATCTTCCATATGAGACGATTCTTTGAGAATGAATTCATTGGTGATACTAAATATCCTATCTTAGATAAAGATGGAACTATTATCTATGGTGAAATTGAAGACTATCAAATTCAATTCTCTGATGAAATGCTAAAGAAAGAGCTAGATAGATTCATTCATGGTTACTCTGATAGATTTAGACCAGTTAAAGTCTTATGCCGTGTTAAAGGTAAACAAGAATATCTTGATTTGAAATGGAAAGGCTTCTATAAAGAGCCTGATGGTAAAGCACTACAAAAAGAAAGACCTCTAACTTGGTGTGATGTAATCTATATGGCTTGTGAAGAATCTGTTAAAGATAGAATGATTCTTATTACTCGTTATCCTATCGATACTTTCTATAATGAGTTTGCCACTAAGATTAGATTGGCATCTACTATAGAAACTGAAGAAGCAGTATTTGATGATGTAGTGTATACTCATTATCCAAAAATCAGAAAAGAAGATATTGGTAAAGATACATCCAGTTCATTTATCGATACTATGAATATCTGTAATGGGTATCTGGATAGCATCGGTGGTGACTATGATGGCGATATGGTAACCATCAAGGGGGTATATACTGATGAAGCTAATGCTGAGCTTAAAAAGCAATTAGCTAGTAATATCCACTTTATTAACTTAGGTGGCAATCCAGTTATATCTACATCTAAAGAATCCATTCAAGCATTATATGCTATGACTTTAACATTACCTGATACTAAACTTAGTCCAGTGAAATTTTAACAAAAGAATTCCCCTATAGAGTTGAACTCTATAGGGGATATATCTTAGAATTTAATTACGTTAGTATAGTTTACTTTATCTTTTTCAAATTTAGTAATACCAATAGATTCTAATGGGAAGTTTTTCAAGTTGTCATTAATGATATCATTATAGTCAACAAACTTCAATACCCATTTAGGAACTTCTGCATCAATTGGAATTGAGATACTAGTAATCTCACCTTTATAATCATTTTGATTTTCATCTAAGAATTTCTTAATTCTTTCATATAACTCTGGATCAGAATCCATTAAAGGTAATAGAGTTGTATTATCGATTGTAACCTTAACGATATCAATTGCATTACGAATAGTTAAGTCAATAGCCTCGGTACCTTCATCTCTTAATGCATTATATACCAATGCACCTTTAATACCTTGGATACGCATTGGGTTATCATAGTTAGCATAAGACTTAATTTGAGCTGGTTTATAATATTCTTTTTCACCAGACTCAATGGATTTTCTAATATCATACTCTACACGAGCTAATGATTGTAATACATCCATTTGGTTTACTTCTTCTACATTAAGAATCTTCTTAAATAGAATATCTTTCAAAGCATTACGAGTCTTCTCTTTCAATGTAGACTTATTGATAGGTAAACCCTTAACATCAAGCATCTTAGAAGGTGGTACTAAGTTACCTTCTTGAAGTTCTTGTTTAGATGCATAGTTTTTCTTACCACCAGTCAATAAAGCTCTACCAAATAAGAACTCATTCTTCATTGCAATTAAGCATTCTTTGAATTCAGACTTAGTATTATAATTCTCTGCAACTAAATCAAAGTGTTCACGTAATAATCTACCTGCAATATATGATAAGATATTAATAATACTAAAACGTAATGGTTCTTTGTTGCTAGATGTAGCTACATTAATCATTTTAGTTTCAATCTCACCAGTTGAGAAATTATACACTCTATCCTCTTCCATTACAGGTTCTACTTCAGGAAGATTCATAAGTTTAATATTTGATTTATCTACTGGACCTAGAACGTCTCTAAGAACGAATGTATACCACCCATTAAAGCATGGCATAGTAGAATCAGTATCTGTAATAATACTAATATCACGTTTCATTGTAGCGGAACGATCGATCTTATCTACTACAATATATCTCATATAACACCATTCTTTAAGGACTTCAAACATGTGGTCCAAATTATCCTTAATGATTTCTGGCGGCTTGTTAGGATCTACGAATGCTTCATTAAGTTTAGATAAAGTCATTACAATATAATCCTTCATGTATTTATTATCACAGAATTGTAAGCAGTTATTCTTATAGAATAACTTATTCAAAGTCTCTTGGGATAAGTTAATCAATAAGCTCCAAATGATATTCATTGCTTTATTGATTGCTTCATCATCAAAGTAATCTCTATCGAATGTATCCATAAGCTTATAGAATACATCTTCAACTGCTACATTCTCATCTAATACTAGAGAAGATGGATAAATAGATTTCTCAGAATCTACACGATTGATGAATGTGATCGCTTCATCAATAGAATGGAACTTTACGTTATTTGTAAAGAAGCTTTCAAAGAAAGTGATAGCATGACTAATCAAAGCACGACCAGTTCTAGTAATGCCAGTTGCAACGTATAGGTTATACAATGCACTGCTATAGTTACCAATTACACCATACAATGCATTATTATCACGTTTAGCCAACATTTGAAGCATGTTATATTTATTGAACTTCTCTGAACCCTTCTCGTATTTAAACATTTCTTTCTTAAACTTAGAACGGTTATCAGTAAAGGAAGTAATCAATTTATACATAGGAGTTAACTCTTTTGTATATTGTTTGAATAAGCAGCCATTAGCTACCATGATAGGAGTCTTTTCATAAATATAATTACTAATACCAGCCACATCTGTTTCAGCTGTTTCTTCAGTATAGTTATTATGTAATAAACATTCACGTTTTTTATATGCATTAGATAGAATGATATCCAATGCTGTATCTACTTCACCCTCAGTTAGAGTGGGGAAGTTAATCATTAAGTTTTGTTTAGCTTGCTCTCTATACTTAGAGATTGCTATAATTTTATCAAGTTCATCATAGTTAGTCATATTCAAATTCCTCCTAACTGGATGTCCTAGGCACTTTTATTTGCTAATATCAGCTTATATGAATAACATTAAGTTAATAAAACGTAATTTTCGTTTTTAAATATATTTAAATAAAATAATCTCCAAGGAGGACGAAAACATGTTTTTCAACGAAAACGATCGACAAGATGTTCTTGGTGAAGATCTTGCCAACCCTAATGCTTTACTTGAAGCTATGATTTATGCTGAGGCTTCCAAATTGCCTCAAGACGAACGTATTGCATTCGCAGAATCCGAAGAAGCTCAATTATTGGTAGAAAAATCCGTATTGAATAAAAAGACTTTGGTTCGCTTAAGCAAAAATGACGACTTGGCTCGCCGTGTAAAAATGGCTGCATTCCAAATCGCTAAACAAAAGAAAGATCCACTCTGGACTAAATTGGTTAAAAACCGTGTTATCGAACGTGCTTTGATCAAAAAGATCGTTCAAAAATACAATAACCAAGCAGTTCGTGTAGCTCGCAAATCTCAAGTTGAGTACATCAAAACTGCAAAAACTTCTAAACATTTACCAACTCCAAAAAAATAATAAAACCATTCGGTATAGGGTCTTAACGATCCTATACCGGTTTTATTTCTTACAGTGAATTTTACATATGAATATATATTATAGTAGTAGAATAATATAGATGTAATTCATTAAGGAGGTTCCTAAATGTTTGATACAATTATCAACTATGAGAATTACTGGATTTATACCGAGTTTATTAAAAACAAAGGAGAAATGACACTTGATGTAAACCAACAAATTAAGAAAGAGAATTGGTCTAACCACTTCGAAGCTATTCATTGTATACTAAGAGATGGTATAGACGATCCTAGCCTATTTAAGGCTAAGATCAATTTAATTATTGGTGGTCATGAATTTGGTCTAACTATTCATGACTATTGGTTAAACTTAATCTTATGGTCTCTTATTATTAAGAGTGACTGTGAGATTGAACCAAAGCATATCTTCCTTAAACGGGAAGTTACAGCTAAAGATATTAAGAAGTATATTGATAAATTCTTTATTGAAGTTCATGTAGAAGATATAGACTTCTTAACTAAGAATAATATGATTGCAGATGCACTGTATCATATCGCTAAGGTTGATGAGTTTGCAGATCTATTTGTAAATAGCATTAACTTACAAGATGATGTATTAATGATGAATGCAATTCCTGAATACTATAATCTATTACACCCTGACATGACTAAAGTAGACTTACAAAAGGCTAATGATTATGGTATGGAATGTATTAGTAAAGTACGTGATTATGTCTTGAAATCTAAAGATATCTTAGGATATGATCATATCTATACAAATGCATTTAGAGCTAATGAAAGTATTAATATTCGTCAGCTTAAAGAATATGCAATCTCCATTGGTACTAAACCAGATGGTAATGGTAGCGTATTCCCACATGTTATCGCCAATAGTTACATCAATGGTGGTGTAACTGATTTGATGGATTACTTTATTGAATCCTCTGCAGGTCGTACTGCTCAAATCATTTCTAAAATCAATGTAGGTTCTTCTGGTGCAATGGCACGTAAGATTGGTCTAAACAACCAAGGTACACGTTTGCATCCAGATCCACATTTCAAATGCTCTTCTCGTAACTTTATTAGATATGATATTAAAGATGCGAAAGAACTTAGTCTAATGATTGGTAAGTATTATAGATTCGACCAAGTAAAAGACTTTGACTTAGGTCCTATTACAGAATCTGATACTCATTTGATTGGTAAAACTATTTATACTAGAAGTCCTATTACTTGTCAGTCTCATTCTGAAAGTGAAGGCATTTGTAGATATTGCTATGGTGACTTATACTTTATCAATAAGGATATTGATGTAGGTAAGTATCCATCTGAAGATATTACAGCTAGTACTACACAATTACAGTTGTCTGCTAAACACGTATTGGTAACAGATATTCCTGATATTGAATTACCAATTAAGTTTGTAGAGAACTTTGTTCGTTCTGCAGAAACCATTTCATTAATTGAAGATCGAAACTATAATGATATCTATTTAAGATTCCATATTGATGAGATCTTTAAAGATAATGAAGATGATGTAGATGATACAACCAATACTGTATTAGAGTATAATGATTATGTGAATAAGTTCACTATTATTGATCGTAAAGAAGAATATCCAATCGAAATTGATAAGATTGACAAATTCTATCTTTCTGAACCATTAGTTAGATTAACTAACATGAAACGTTATCAAACTGATGAAGGTGAGATCAATATTCCAATTAGTATATTAGCTAAAGAGGAAGATCAAACTATATTCTATACACCTATAGTAAATAATGAGTTCTCTAAGACTCTTAACCGTATTAAAGATATCTTAGATAAAGCTGCTGTAACTACATCCTTTACTAAAGATGATTTAGCACAAGAGTTTATGAGAGCATTATTAAATGGTGGTATGTCTAAGCATACAGTCCATACTGAAACAATCTTGTCTAATCAAATTAGAAGTGCATATAATATCTTTGATAAGCCTAACTGGAATAACGTAAATGAACCTTACGTATTACTTCCGCTTACTAAAGCATTATATGAAAATCCTTCTATTACTAAGACATTAGACTTCCAAAACTTGGCTAGTATCTTGAAGAATCCATCTTCTTATAATAAGACAGCTCCGTCTACTATAGATTACTTCTTCCAAGAACAGCCACAATTGTTTATGAATCAGCCAAGCTTAACTAATAAGGATATCCGAAATGAACGTAAGCTTACTGATGCATTAGTAAATGAGGAGATTTAATATGAATGAGCAAGTAATGGATATTGTAAGTATGCATGTACGAATGTGTGATATGATTATTCTTATAAAGAAAAAACTTAAGAAGAATCATATATTCCGCACAGATGAGTCTCTTGTTGCACCAAAAGAGTTTACATATAAACTTCATATTACAAATGATGACACTAATTTATCTTGGAGTCATACTACGTGTTATTTGTTTAACGATATCTTTAATAATGGATATACGCCTATTAAGATTAGTAGTAATTATACTTTAGGAAACTTTATATCTGATATTGGTAATCTAGAGAAAACCTTAAATAGTATAATTAATAGAGGCTATTTTGGTAAATATAATATCATTGATGATGATGTCGATATGTTTACTACTATAAAGAATGCACGTAATTATGCTCATCTATTGGCTCAATCCATTATTGAATACGTAAAAGATTATAGTGTGTGTGAAGAAGATGAATAAGATAATCTTACGTAATTCATCTATAGTAATTACTGATTACAGTCTAGGAGATGCTCCTAGACTGGAATCTTATTTTACTATATTTGATAGAATTACTTTCACTAAAAGTTATAAAGGGATGTCATATGATGAAGCCAACAGACTTCTATATCTCCCTAGGGGTTTAGATTTATACTTCGTTAAGAAATTCTTTGAAGGTGAAGAACCGGTTAAAGAATATAATAGCGATCCATATTTTGAAACTCCACCTATTAAGATTAAGTACCTTCCTAGAGATGAAGTACAGCAAGAAGCACTTCATTTCATTCTAGGTAAAGGACAATACTATTCTAATCAGAATAATAGTCAGCTATCTATAAATCTACCAACCGGTAAAGGTAAGACGTATGTAACTATAGCTTCTCTAATGTATTGGAAAGCTAGAACTATAGTTATTGCATCTACTACAGGTTGGTTAGATCAATGGAGAAATTGTGTTGGTGAATATACTGATCTAGATCCTACTAGAGAGGTATTAGTAATTAACGGATCAGTTGGTATACATAAGATATTAAATGGTATCACTGATGTATCTAAGTATAAAGTATTCCTAGTCACTCATTCTACATTACAGAACTTCGGTACTAATAATGGATGGAATATGATTGGTGAGCTATTCAAGAAACTACAAGTATTCCTAAAGGTTTATGATGAAGCACATCTTAACTTTGATAATATTTGTATGATTGACTTCTATACTAATACTAAGAAGACATTATATCTTACTGCAACGCCTGGTAGATCTGATGAGACAGAAAACTTTATCTATAGATTATACTTCAAGAATATTCCTAGTATAAATCTATTCGATGAAGATAATGATCCTCATACATCTTATCTTGCATTAAGATTTAATAGTAGACCATCACCACAAGATATAAGTGAATGCTCTAATAATGTATACGGATTAAATAGAAATGCTTATACAAACTATATCGTTTGTAATAACCAATTCTATGATATGATGTATATTGTTATGGATAAGATCATGAAGATTGGTGGTAAAGTACTTGTATACATTGGTACTATATCAGCTATAGATATCGTTAAAGCTTGGATTGAGGATAACTATCCTGAATTCAAAGATGATATCGGTGTATATACTTCAGCTATTCCTAAAGAGATTAAACAAGAGCAACTTAGTAAGACTATTATACTTTCAACAACTAAATCTGCTGGCGCTGCATTGGATATCAGAGATTTAAAAGCTACTATCATATTGGCTGAACCATTTAAGTCAGAGATATTAGCTAAACAAACTTTAGGTCGAACTCGTAATCCTAACACGGAATGTATTGAAGTGGTAGATGATGGGTTTAGATCAATATCCAGATTTTATAATGCTAAGAAACCTATCTTTAGTAAGTATGCTACTGAATGTAGAGAGATTAAAATTAGTCTTAATACTCTACAAGAGAAAGCTGATGACTTATTTAAGATTAGAGAATCTGTTAAAAAGCAATATGATGCTGGATATGCGGTCATAGATTACTCTAAGGATGGATATAAAGATGGAGACTAAGGATTTATTTACGAAAGATACTTTATTATATAAGAAGAACGGTAGATATAAGAATCTTCTTAAAGCATTCAACTTATATGCTAGTAGCATCATTACCAATGAAGGTATAGTTATAAATAAAACCTTCACTGATAGAATTACTGAGCTTAATGATAATCTTATTGCTAAAACAACATGTGCAGATCTAATAAGATTTGTTTGTTATAAACCTAAGATGAAATGCTATAGAAAATCATTCATAGAATACTACAATAGTATTGCAAAAATGTGTAATGCTCTTGATCGACTTAATAAAGAATCTACAATCGTAGTTACAGAAGGAGAAAACTAATGAATAATAGACCAAGAAATAAAGCTAAAGCAAATTTAATCACTACTGTTGGTACTGTAGATAGATTAGAAGCAACAAATGATGCTGCATTAGAAAAACTTAAATTAATTGGTATAAATCTTCCCAAAGAATTATTAGAAGATCCTAAAGTGGCATCTTTACTAGGTGATGATAATGAGTAGTAGAATAGTACAACGACGTAGAGTTTATAAGATAGATCCTAATCATATGATTAGATTCTTATACAATACTATTACTAGAGAAGAAAAAGAGTATATTAGTAAACGTATAAAAAAGAATTATTAGGAGAATAGTATGAATATAAGAACTCGTCAAAAATGTAGACTTCTTAGAAGGCATTATGATCTCTTCATTCTATATATAGTTAATAATTTATCTAAAGAAGATAAAGAGCGTATTCGTTATCTTTGTAAACGTATGAAAGAGGCTACAAATAATCATGAAAGCTAAAGAAAAAGTACTTAAGTTCAAAAAGCCTGGCGCATTAGAACTAATCTCAATATTTGGACCTATGCTACCAGTAGTAAGACACTATAAGACTTTATACTACATATGCAAGTATGCGAAATATGCACGTAAATAATTAAATAAGCATATATTATTAAGGTGATAGATCTTGATGATCTATCACCTATTTATTTTATTCCATAGTTTATATAAGGAGACACATATTATGGAAACTACAGTAAACAAAAACATTATGGTTAATGAAGACACAACAGCATTTGATGATTTTATTACATATGCATTAACTCGTAAACTACCTGAAGGTTATGATATCCCACCAGTGGAAGAAATCGGTATGCAAAATGTAGAGATCATTGATTCTGCAGAAGAAGCTATTCAGCAACCTCTAGCGAATACTGATTCTAGTATTGCAGTTAACTTCTCTCAAATGATTAATAAACCGGAAGAAGTTAAGACAGAATTAGTATCTACACCTGATAACGGTGAGGCTAAAGTAAATGTAGTGTTCCCTAAGACTGAACACATCTTAGGAAACTATGTGGATTATGATTCTTTCAATAAAATCAAAGAATCTAATACTGACAAAGTTGTTCGTGCAGTACGTTTATTGAACTACAAAATGGCTGATCAAAATGCAGCTATGAAATTCGGTCAATTCGTATCTGAATTTAATCCTAATGGAGATCCAAACAAACGTCTACGTTATGAATTGATTCGTCATCAAGGACGTGAAAAGGATCTAGTAGTACGTTTATCTACAGTGATCAATGGAACTACTAAGTATTATGCGGATATATATCCTGATTTGAATAAGATTGATATCGATCATCATCTAATCAGTTCTGCTAGAAAATAATTATAATTCTCCCTAGGAGTTCATTCTCCTAGGGGTTTTATTTTTTTAAGATAGCCGTTACAAATCACTAATAGATTGGGGTGAATATATTGGCTAACTTTGAAAACTATACTAAAGTAGTCGAACAAATCTTTGAACTAAATTATCAACTGACATTAAAAATGGAGGTTACGTTTAATAATATAATTAAGAGAATCAATACTGAGATTAAGGAGAACTTCCATACTGAGTATGTAGTTGGAGCCAATAAGCTTACAACTAATCTTAGATATAGATATAGAATGAGATTATCACCTAGAGGTGAAACTGTAGGAATAATCATTGACTGGGATAATTATGATGATTTATGCAATATTATAGATGAAGCGATAGATATCTGTGATCCTAACAATAAGACGTCTCCATTCAAACGGATGTATTCGACAGCTGGAGATCTATTAGATATCAAGTGTGATAGTCTTAAAGTTCGATATTTACATCTTGAAGATAGATTTGGTAATAGATTAGATCTAATGCCATTTGTATTAATAGACGATCATAATGGTACATTAACAGAAGCAATGAAGTTTAGATTCAATAATGATCTAATATTCGATGTACCAGTATCTCGTCTTAAGGGATTTAGAAGATTCCTTATGACATATAATCCATTATTACATGCTGGATCTATGGCTAGATATATGGCTATAACTCCATTGCTTGGTAATAATAGACAGAATATGATGAGGTAATATTATGGATATTAAAAGAGCTAGAGAATTAATAAGACAATCTAATATTAGTTATACTTCATATAGAATCAATCCAGATGGATCGATTAAGACAGATTATCAATTAACTAATAAAGATTATGAAGATATGCTTTTTAATACTTTATTTGTATTAAGACCTTATAGAGGAAGATAAAGAATAGAGAAGGAGTTTGAAACTCCTTCTCCTATTTATTTTTTTATACAGTATACATGATTGGTTGATTAGTATTAGCTGGGTTAACATAGTTGTCTCTTAAGAATTCAATGATCTCCATTCGTCTTTGAGCTTGAGATTCTAATGAAGATAATTTCAAGTCAATATTAGCATATACAGTTTCAATTCCATCATAGTGTTTAAGATATTCGAATAGGTAAGTAGCTACATCAGCTTGTGCTAGTTGTTCAAATGTCTCCATTTTAGTTGGCTCAATAGTCATTAAGTTTTCTGGATGCTTAACGAATACACCAATATATACATTAGATAATAGATTATCAGTATTACCACCAACAGCCATTTCAAGTTTAACCATATTAGGTGGAATGAAATCTAGATAGATACCGCTATTGAATAGAGAACTCATATCTGCATAGCTTTGAGCAAGCATGATACTATCTGTATCCATAGATCTTGCTAATACATTATAGATGCCATAACCAGAATACTGTTGTAAACCAGCAGTCTCATTATTAGTATCAGACCATAAGATATCTTTTACACCAAGAATCTCATAATTATCTGGTACTTGACGATCTAATAGATAATAGCCATCTTTTTTATCCTCTGGTTTAAGTTGGACTTTAATCATATGAGGAAAGAATCGGCTAAATGTAGTCAATGTATCTGGTTTGATTACTTTATCAGCCCAGTGTTCTTTTTGGAGCTCTTCAGGTAAGTTCAAAGGAGCTGTACCTAAACGTCTCTCTATTTTATTTACAACGTCTGTCATTCTATTAAACATAATTTCAGACTCCTTTTTAAAAAGTACATTTTATTGATATATTATTATGTTGAGGAGGAAAGATATGAACAGATTTGACATAATAGAATTAGCTCAACAGACTCTTACATTCGTATATGATACATTTAACGGAAAGGTAAACACATTAGATCCTTACACGAGATTAAACTTTGTTGCAGGATATTTAGATACTAAAACTAACATCGCTAGAACTACACCATATGGCTGTATTTATATAAGCTTAGAAGCATTTGCTGATACAGTAGAGCTTCATGGGTTTATTGATACAGATCAAATTAGAAACTTAGCATTAGAGATCATTATTCATGAATTAACTCATGTAGATCAATTGATTGACTATAAGTATATTAAGTTCAATAATGGTTATAGAGATGAGATTGAACTTCAATGTGTTAAACAATCTTGTCAGTGGATATTAGATAATATCCAATACATTAGATCCTTTGGGTTAGTTGTAATACCAGAAGTATATCAAGCTAGATTAGCTAACTTAGCTAATGTGGCATATACTCCTAAATATCCAATGGCTATAGCTATGGGTAAACTAGAATATATGCTAGGTAGAAAGTTTAGAGAATTCAGCAATAACAATATTGAGATTGAATACGTTGATAGATTGAAGACTCATTATACTTTTATGGTATGTGAGAATAGAATCTATATCAATTCTGCAAATCTTAATGATCTAGGTGAACGTCTATTAAATGATAAACAATATACAGTTGAGTATTTAGAATACGGCAATTCTAAATTAGTAATAAAAATCACCCAAGGAGCTTAGACTCCTTGGGTTGTTTTATTTTTTTCTTAATATTGCTTTTTAGCCCATTCCATGATCTCATCTTTGATGTATTTCTCAGGAGACATAATCAAAGATGCACCACTATCATCAAATAAACGAACGTTACCGTTTTCTAACACAGTCATACCACGTTTATGGAATTCCATTACGTCAGAGATCAAGTCTACATTTGCAGATTCAGATTGAATGTAGCTGATTACTGCAGGGTTATTGATTGGAATAATACGACCTTCATAACCTTCTTGAACTACAACTTCATTAGCATCTTCCATGCCAGCAGATTCTTTAATCAAACCTGTAGTATATGCACGTTTATGAGAAGGATAGATTACACGGTCCCAAGTAATGATCTTTAAATTTTTTACATAGTTCTTACCACCAACGTTTTCCAATGCACCTAATGCACGAAGACTGAAGCTTGGTAATTCACCATCTAAAAGATCTTCATTGAAGTCACGACCAGCTTGGTTATTTGTACCAGTGAAACGACCAAGAACTAAGTTACCTTCAACTTTAATATCAAGATATTTAACTACTACCATAGCTGGATCGATTGTAGATTGGCGTTCAACTTTATCACTCATAGGGTGACCTTGTTCACCTTTCATATTACCAGTACGTAGTAATTCTTTTGTACGTTCACACATAATTTGTGCTTTTAAATCAGCAGTTGCATAACAACGGCGGTTACGATTAATTGTATCACCATCCTGAAGGATACCTTCAGCAACAGGTTTGTTGTTGATACTTTCAACGAGTCGAGATTCACCAACCGTCATTGGAGCTTCATGTATAATAAATGGAATATTCATTTTACCCTCCAAGATTAAATAATTTAGTATTATATTTATGTTAATTGACCCCAGTTTTAGCTGAATACAATGTTTAATATCTGAACTTATTAATAATAAATATAAGTCTTAAAAAGGAGAATGCGTAAATGATTACGAATATTAGAAAACGGCAACTCGAATTGACTAAGATGCGTAAGACATCAGATAATTATGCTGGTCTTTATAACATCGTATCCGAGAACCACAATATGACTCAGGCTGAGACGGTATTCAAAAACATATTGGAGTTAGATTCTAATATTGATACTGCGATCATGAAATCTGTAGACTTATTATTGGAATTATACAAATACAATGATCCAGTAGTAGTCAACAAGCATCGTCAAAAGGTATTAGAATCCATTACTAAAGTACGTGATGCTAATCAATTCAAAAACTATCTTCAACGTAAGATGGCTCTCCATAAGGGTAGAGTAAAAAACAAAGTATCTAATGTAGTAGATAAAGTCCATAATGATATTAAAAATGGAGCTAAGACAGTAGCTAGTAATATTGCATCAGCTGTACCAGGAAGTTCTGGTAATGGTGGAGAGCAAGCTGCACATGAAACTTTAAATATGATGTATAAGGCTGCATGTGAGAATGTAACTTATGATCGTATTATTAAAAACTATGAAAAGATTGGTAGACGTTTTGATTTCGATAAGATCGTTATTGAAAAAGTATTTACTAAAAATGATGCAGTTAGAGAAGCTGCAAGAATCTGTAAACTAATTGATACTTATAATATGTCTAGCATTAATAAGTTCAAAGTAGCTACAGAAAACTATCTCTTTGTATTAAGTAAGAATGCATGTCCATATGATACAGTAGATATTGTAGAAGCGGTTGCAGATTACTTCTTATTGAATAGTGATAATAAAGAATTATATACTGTAGCATTAGAATCTACTCTAAATGATATGTCAAACTATAATCCATTTGGTTCTAGTGATATTGCTAAGATTGTAGATAAGATTAATAAACCAAAAGAAACTGATCTTGATGAAGTTATTGATTTCAGAGATGGTAAGATGGAAGCATATATTGCTAAATTCAAATTCGATCCAACTCATGAAAACTTTGTAACTCTTATTGAAACCATTCCAAATAATATAGGTATCGATACGTATATCAATAATATGGATATGATCTTCGATACTTTGAATATGTTAAATATCGATACTACAGCTTACTATACTACATTGGTTAAGTATAATGAAGCATTACTTTCCTGCTGTACTATGAAGATGAAACCTTTATTGATTAAGTCTTTACTTAATACATATGAAAAGTATGCTAATAAGATTGATAAAGATGTTGTAGCTAGAATGAGACTCTTAGTAGATAATATTGATGAGTCTATTGAAGAAAGTCTTATTACTTTACCAACAAAGATTGATATGCTTTTAGAGACTTTAGAATCTCTGTCTGAAAAAGATGCTAATAGTCTTATTAAAGAATCCTTTGATAGATTCTCTTTAGATGATATCGATGGTATCACTCAATTAACTAAACTAGATCCATCTGTAATCAAACCAACTGAATATCAAACTGTATTGAAGGATACTCTTAAAACAGCTAGACGTAAACAGTATAAAACATTTGAAGACTATGAAAAGATCGATTGCATTAAGGATAATCTAAATAAACTTAAAAATATCGATGACTCTTCTGATGAAGATATGTCTTTAGATGAAGCTATCATTTCTACTAAAGTAAAAGAAGCTTGTGTAAATTCTTTATATGACTTCACTAAATATCCTACTACTCTTAAAGAGATGAATATTGCTAATACTATTGCTATGGCTTCTGAGAAAGTTAAAGCTAAACTTAGTGATGTATCTGCAGATGTATCTAACTTAAGCCGACAATTCGATGCTCAATTGGATCAACTTAAAGGTGTAGTTAATACTAAAGACTTAGAGTCTGAAAATAGAGAGGCTGTTATTGCTGGTAATATCTTACCTAAAGCAAGCCGTATTGTTAAACTAGCCATTACTGCTGGTGTAGGTTACTTTATTAATCCAGCTATTTCTGTAATTGTAGTACTAGGTTACTTAGGCATGTCTTTAGATGCTCAATCTAAAGAACGTCGTAAAGTTCTAGAAGAAATTGAATTAGAATTAGAAATGACTAATCGTTATCTAAAGAAAGCTGAGGATGATGGTAGTCTTGAAAAACAAAGAGAGCTTCTTAAAATCAAGAAAAAACTCGAAAGTCAAAAAGCTAGACTCATGTATAATATGGCATTTAAACATGGTGAAGCCTTACCTGGTAAAAATAAGGACGATGATTAATAAGGAGATATATTATGGGTCTTAATGATTTCTTAGATCAGCTTAAAGAGCAAGCTATTTATATGGAAGCTGATGATGATAAGAAGAAAAAGAAAGATGATAAAAAAGAAGAGGATAAGAAAGAAGATACTCCGCCTCCTGCAGGGGATGGTGGAGATCCTCTTCAATCTGATACAGATGATAATGCAGATGATGCCCCTGAAGATTTAGGTGCAGGTGATCCTGATGCAGATGGTGATGGTACTGATGAAGAACCTGATGATCTAAGTGGTGGTGATGATCCTGCAGATGATGAACCAGGTGATGATGACGATGAACAACCTGAAGAACCTGATATGGATGCCGATGATGAAGGCGAAGATACAGGTGATGATGGTGACGATCCATTAGCTGATGACTCTGAAGGTGAAGATGATGAACCAGAAGATTTAGAAGATGGAGCTCCTGATGAAGATGGTGATGATACCACCGATGAACCTGATGCAGGTGACGACACTGATGATGGTGATATGGAACCTGATGACTTAAGTGATGACGGTGGAGATTCCGATGATCCTGACGCCGGTGGCGACGATGGTGATATGGAACCCGACGATTTAGGTGATGGAGGAGATGGCGGTGAAGGCGGAGATGATACACCTGATGCTGGAGACTCTTCTGATGCTGGTGATGCTTCTGGTGGCTCTGATGGTGGTGAAGAGGGAGATATCAAAGGTTTAGAGAATGAAATCTTTGAAGATCTTACTGATGAACAAAAAGCCATCCGTACTAAAGAATTAAAAGATAGATTCATTGAGCTTTATAACGTAACCTTAGCTTTCAAAGAAAAAGTAGATTATGTTAAGAAGAACTCTGATAATATGAAGATCATCACTAAAGTATCTAAATCTCTAGATAAGTTATCTGATATGATATCTTACTATATTACAAAGACATTCAATACTAAGTCTTATATTGAAAACAAATCTGACTTCTATTATTGTCTTTGGGTTTTAGATAGATTGAATGAATTAATGAGTACTTTAGCTCCTAAAGAACCTATTAAAAAGTAAACTGTATACTCTTGTACAGTATAACAATATAGTAAATATTTTGGTGTCCCTATAGATGCCTGATATAATCAAAATACAAAAAATACATTTATAATCTCGAAAGGAGAAAGATTATGCCAGTTGTAGGTGAATCTAAACAAGACAACGTGGTATTTGGTCGTGGTTATAACACTTCCAGTACTCGTCAATATGCTTCTGCTATTCGTGAAATGGCAGAAAATATCCGTCAAGAGACAGGTGCTGAATTCTATACAGAAATGAGCCGTGTAATGATGTCTCCTGAATCCAATGAAACTATGCGTGATTTCTTCGTATCTGAATCCGCTGATATGGAAGAATTCCAAGCCCTTGGCAACCCAGGTGGTTATCAAGACCATATGGCTATGATGGAAGCTCAATACGAAAATGACCGTTCCAAATTATTGGAAAGTGCAACTCTTGGTGCATACAACCCAGTTATGGGCTTAGTATTCCCATTGCACAAAAACCTTTTGATGAACAACGTATTCGATAAAGGTGCTATCAACAAAGCTGTTGCTAAAACTCCTAAATTCACATTGACTATGAAGATCCGCAAAATGGTTACTCCAGATGGTCGTGAAATCGATATGTTCACTCAACAAAATGAAATGTTTGGTGCTATTCTTGCGACAGCTCCAACTCATAACTTGTTGGTAACTCTTCCTTTGGCTCCAACTGACACAAATGCTCAAGACAAAATCCGTAAAGCAGTATTTGGTCCTCAAGGTTTGATCCAAAACATCGATAACTTCTCTATCGAATCCGCAGTAACTCATATCGTAGTTAATGCTATTCCAAAAGCTGGTTACATGAAACCTAACGCTGCTGGTGATGCTGTTGAACCTGTAACAGCTGCTGAAATTGCTGCTGCTGCTCCTATCGACGTTGCAGTACCTATTCAAGAATGCCGCTTCGAACCAGGCTATGGCGAAATCGACCGTCAAATGATGACTGCTTTCTCCGTAACTGTTGAACAAACTGCAGGTACTCCTAAAACTATCTCCGGTCACTTAGCTGGTTTCTTCAAAAACAACCAATTCATGTTGTACTGCTCCGACACTACAATTCAAAAAGTAGTATTGGCAGTTCGTCGTGAAACAACTTCCGCTATGCACAACACTGTAAGCGTTAAATGGGATTCCCAAACAAACATCGTTGAAATTCCTGATGCTTACCCAATCAATACTACAATCAGCCCTGAAGAAGTAAAAGATATTCAAGCTCTTTATAACGAAGATCAATTGACTAATATCCTTTCCTTGTTCAAAACAGCTCTTGGTAACTTCAAAGATGATAAAATCCATGCTGAATTGGATGAATCCTTCTTACGTATGCCAGAAGCTAACCGTTTAGCTGAAGTATTTGACTTCGCTCCACCAGAAGGTTATGCATTGGATCAAGTAGAATATCGTCACAAAACATTCATGGATGCTTTGGACAACTACGCTCAATATATGATCCAAGTATTGAATGACCCTAACATCACTATTTCTGTAATTGGTAACCCTGCGATCATTCGCAAAATCACACCAACTACTTACACTTACCAAGCTCCAAGTTCCATTGGTCCTGTAGAATTAGACTTTACTCGTACAGTTGTAACTTCCGACAAACGTGTTTACAACTTCGTAAGCTCTGATAAACTACGCAACAACCAAAACTTGATTATCTTGTTAAACCCTCGTAATTCTGATCGCATTATCTATTGCATCTATGATTACCAATTGTACTTATCCAATGAAATCCGTAATGCTCAAAACCCTGCATTGCCTGCAGTACATGCATTCGAACGTTTCAAATTGGTAGGTTATCAACCAGTACAAGGTCGTGTAAAAATCATCAACCCAACAGGTCTTCGTACACGTTATGAAAACACTGATCCTATCGGACGTAACTTGATGAATGATTACACTACATTCATTCCTGACACTATGACAGCTGCTGGTACAGCTGGTGGTTACCCTAACGCTTCTACTTACACTAAAGTAAATGACGCTAAAGGTGACATCACTGCTCCAACAAAAGTTGAATATGTAAAACCATAATTTAACTAATTAGGATTCTAGCCTAGAGCCTTCATAGGCTCTAGGCATTTTCCTTTACTTTCAAGAAGGGAGTTCTAATATGAACAATTATGATTTCGGCGATTGCTTAGATATTATCGAGCAGCTTCGTACAAATCAAGACCCAGATCTTCTAAGACAGTTGAATCATGAGCTTAACTCTTTCTTTACTGGGAGTACTTGTAATACAGTATTGCTTTCTAAGAATACAGATACTCCATTCTTTGGTATCTGTGTAATGCCAGTGATTAAAGATAATGATATCTATGATATTCTTTTGAATGATGCATTTGAATATAACAGTGATGATTCTAAAGCTAAAGTTAATAAGTACTATGTAGAGATTGACTTCAAACTATTCAATCCTATATTGGACTTATCTAATAGAGAGATCTTAGCATTGATTCTACATGATATCGGTGCATTAGTTAATACATCTTCTCCTATCGATATTGCTAAAGCAGAAATCGATATGTACTTAGATAAAACTAATAGTGTTATCCGTAGAGCTAATACAGTAAACTATGCTGCATTGTTAGCATTTGGTTTCAAAGATCTACTTTGGAAGATTACTTCCGTTATGTTTAAAGACCATGATATGCTATTAGCTGATGACTTCTTGATCGGCTGTGGCTTTGGTATGGATCTTGAAATAGCTATCAAAAAATTAAAGAACTCTGGATATATCAACTATACAAATAGTGGTCCTAGAGATACATCTACTATTATTGCATGGTGTCTATCTGTATATAATGATGTATTATCTAATCGTATCATTACAATCAAAGGCTTACGTAAAGCAATGTCTTACACTGCTATTCGTCTAGTTAAGCGTGAGATCGAACGTGTTATTACAGCACTATCCCGAATCGATGACAATTCTCTATTAGAAGCTGGTCCAATCGATTGGGCTAGAAAACAATATAGGGACACAACGAATTCTTTCAAATATAGTGCTATCAAAGATTATGAAAATGATCTCTTTGAATTCCAAATACGTTTACGTAATATTGATGAAGAAAATGATGCATTGTTATTATTGCATTCTATCAATACCCGTCTATCTATCATCGATGGTGTATTATCCGAAGATGATTTAGATGAAAAACTTAGATCTAAATATGCTATCTTACAAGCTAAATATATTAAGCTAAGAGAAGAGTTAGCTAAACGTGAAACTTTAAGAAGAGACTATAATCGTATCTATATCAACTATCCTGATATGGAACTCAAACGTAGATAAAAAATAAAAAAAATAAATACCCCTAGGAGATTAACTCTCCTAGGGGATTTTCTTTATGCTCTCTTAACAAAAGGCTTAAACTCAAAGTTCTTTACTTCATCATCATAATAAGAATATTCAAATGTAACCTTATCATGAGTATCTAGCATTTTCAATAGATCTACTAAACCTTTTAGATAGTCAACCAATTTTAGTTTATCTTTAGACTCATTGTAATTTCTTTCTAGACGGTTATTAAATTCTTCAGAATTGAATCCATATTGATGAGATGATTCTAATTCTTCACATGTCGGTTGACTAATTGTTTCAATACCATAGTTACCATCTGTGATATTACCATTCTTATCTACATATAGATCGATTTGGGTTGTTTCCCATGTTTGATATTGGCACATACCACTTTCTACACTATCAATAGATTGGATTACAAATCCTCCAGTAGAAGCTTTTGTAATTTCAATTGTATTTGTAGATGTACCCAAGATTGTTTTTAAGATAGATTGAATAAGCATGATATATTTCCTCCTTAAATTAAATAACTATATCATATTACCTTAATAATATATGATTCTAGATATATCCTATTACAAAGATATATTATAACCTTGATTGTAGGATATTACAGTATAGCCTACAATAGATTAATTATTATCTTATTTTATAGGAGGTAACACAAATGGCTCTTGGACAAGGCTTATTTAACCGT